AATGTGTTAAATTTTAGTATTGAAAAATCGTTAGAATTTTTTGTAACGAAATTTTACGCGTATTAATCTAACTTGAAAAGTTATAAAATCCCACTATGATATGATAATAGAGAATAAGGCGTTTAGATTGGGTTATAATTATTTAATACTCTATCTCTGATAATGGATGGGTACCAAAAACCATACTACGCATACAGTTTTTTTTGAATAAAAACGAGTAACAGCAGGGGTGAAGTGTGGTATCGAAAGCACACGCGTATCTGTGTTGATACATATAATAACCTCAGGGGCGAAGGGTAATTTCAGCGACCCGCAATATCAAAAAGCACACATTTACTGTGCGTGAAAACGGAGACGGATTTCAAAAAAAGCATACACGAAATGCTAGGTAAGAAGCCAAGTGGGTGACGAGAGGAGTATGTGTAAGCACATTTGAATCAAGAGTGGGCAAACTGAGACTTCGCTTTCTCGAGATTTATAAGGTCGTGCGTGAGATATCCGAAGGACGGGTATGGTCGGAACTGGCGGGACTCTTCAAAAAGGGTCAAATCGAGTAAGGCCAGTTTGTTTCGGGTATGGTGTTTAGGAACGCAAGGCGTTCCTGCATTTTAGGATGGCGTCCGAGCGGAAAATTTTTTTTCAAATGTTATATATTTCTAACATTTTTTTTCAAAAAAACCAGAAAAATTTTTGACAAGAAAAAAACGATAGACTTCCCCTTGCAAAAGCCTATCGTTTCTTTATACTTTCTTCTAGGTAAAGTTTGATTTCCTCAAACTTAGACTGTAAACTTTCAGACTACGTGAACGAATACCCCTAGATTTATTCGTAGCATCCCTATGATAGCTAGCTTATGTATTCGCTTCTCCTCATTGAAGAGTGCTAATATATAGGCGGTGCCTACTATTCCTACAACTCCTATCATCTCATATCCATCCATACCCAATTAAATGCCGGTCTGTTATCCACGATATCCGTATTCTTCCCCGTAAACGGTGCTCCTAAGCTCCATCTTACTTTCCAAACACTACTTCAAGCCCTGTTCTCCTGTTGCATTTGTTGAACAAACTCCTTTGCATATCCCTTTGTATCCACCTTATATCTATCTTGGTAGTATTCACGACTAGCAAATCTTATATCCTCTTCTACCTTAGTGATGGTATAATCCAGCTCATCCTTCAAATCAAGGTCTTTTGCATTCTCCCTTTGCTTCTCCAACTCATCACAAGTAGCCCTCAAGTCCGCTAGTTTAATATAATCTATATCGTTCTTAAAATAAAATCTAACGAAACCATACTCATCAATCGTAGCATAATGCCCCTCGTTAAACTTACAAACCGTCTTCTCCTTAGCCGGCTCTGTGCAAGTAAACTCATCAAGGTTTATCCTTTGCGGTGTTCCTCCAAACACTCCACAAGGCTCAGCCTTTACGGTCTTCATAAAATCTTTTAAGTTTGTCTTCTTTGTGATTGTTCTTTCCATTTCCTATAGTCTTAAAATCTAAATACTGTCCCTTAATGGAACAACTATAGTATACTGATTTCCTGTAAAAAATCAACCCCTACCCAAATAAACCCCTGTCAGTACCACGACTCCTGTCGTCCCTGCGTGCCAAAGGCACGAAGGGCTAGGGTTACTGCTTGGGCGTTTCGTTTGGGTAGGGGTTGATAACAGCCCAAGGGCTGCCTTATTTCCCTACGGAAATGCGGGGTTAGTGTTCCAACCCTTTAGGTCAGTAGGGAAATCAGGCAACCCTGCTACCGGTTATGGGGCAGACACCTACGTTCTCACCGGGATCCTACCCTCTGCTCTGACGTATATGACAGACCGCGCCAGCGGTCTTCCTATTCTTCCTAAGAGTATTAAAGCCTTATATCTTCTCTCTACTACCGTAGATATATACTATCCCTAATGCTAGTCAGTTGGAAGTAGTATCCCCCCCAGGGACGTATGCAGGTAGGGGAGGTACCCCCCCGAAATCTAAAAACCGATTTTTCTAGGTATAACCGCGCCTCCTTAGGCTCCTCCATATAACCTCCGGCCCACCGTTCCTATAGGTCTCGCCTCTCCTTTCTAACTCCGCCCCAGTTCCCGTTGTCCGTAAAATGAATTTCCCGGTCGTTCATCGTCGACCTTACATTTCCCCGTCCGACTCCGTCCGTGTGTCTAAGATTTTTTTTGCCTCTAAAACGACCTATCATTTCTCCCCCAATTTTCTGCCTTCAGAAAAATTTTTCTACCCCTTTTACAAAAAAATTTTCCCCGTAAATTTCCCCGCCAAAAAAAATTCCCTCTACTTCGACTGTATCATCGCTCCCCCTACGGGGGAGTATGACTCGGAACCGACTTGTCTCTGCAGACCTAACTGGTATATCGCCCGGAGGGCGCTATACACTTCCTCTTGACTTTCCGATTTCTTTCAGTATACTGCCGTAAAATATTTTTATATTTTATCCGACACACTATGACCTCACGCACACCGTTACTAGACCAGCTCTTGGCTATCCGTAACCTCCTCGCCCTAGGAGACCACGAGTTAGAGCAGATCGTCAACCTTAGGCAGGAACAAGCAGAGTCCGAAGGACTTGCCCCTTCTAAGTCTTCTGTATCTCTCTCCGCAGAAGCTCTCTACGACTCGTATACCAAAGATATCAACGCCACTATCAGACAGTATGCTGACCACTACGCTCTCCGTAAAGAACTCCAACGTTCTGTCTTCGACGCCTACAATATCGATCTTGAATATCGGTGCCAATTCAAACACCGCCTCACTGTACACGAGGCCCTAAAGGAAATCGCCGACGCGACCTCTTCCCCTGAAGACCGAGAGCGCTACCGACTGTTCACTAAAGATCTGTATCTCTGGATCTGAGAGATCACCGGTCTCGGGCATACACCTTGTGGTAGGTGCCTATTGGACGCGGAGACTGAGAAACCCGCAGCGCCTTCTGTATCTTCTCCAAAGAAAAACCCCTCTGCTTCGAACGTAAATTCCACTCCAACAGGACCCGCTCCTGCTTCCAAAAAAACCCTCTGAGAAGTCCTCGACTCTATCTTCGCCGACCTCTCCAAAGGAGAAGTTGGTAAGACTCCTACGGCGCTCAAACTCGAAGACCTGAATCCACTGTATTCCAAGTTCCTCTGTGACTATTTTGATCTATGTACTGAGAAGGAGTTCAGCGTAGTCCTAGGTATTGCAGACAGTAAATACCCAGACCTTCATTTCATAGAAGACAAAATCCTCTGGTATCTAGTGGAGACTAGGAAAAATATCTATCCAGAGTGGTTATCGGTCAAAGAGCTTCAGAAACTCCTAGACTTTCCCCCTGCAATCCCGCTCTATGCGTATGTTATGTCTTACCACCTCTATTCCGATAAATCACTCTCCCTCTCAGAATTCGTAAACAGGATCTATCAAGACAAACCGTCTCTCGTATTCACTGGGGATTTCAGGGTAGATGATCCTTTCACACCGTTCTTGCTGTATACTTTCAAACCAATGGGTCAACTCTTAGAACCAGAAATCGTGCAGGCTGGAAGGTATTTCTGAAACAATCCTACCCTAGGTAAGATGATGATCTTGAAGAAAAGAGCAAACCGAAACCTGACCTTTTCTCAGGCATATCCTGAGGATCATAAATATAAACTCATCAGCGATCCGTATCTGAGGACATTCTTCTCCGTAGATTATTACGACGATCTGATGAAAGGGTCTGACTTCCCTCTTCATACTATCTCCGACTTCCATCTCCCTGACGTATCTGCAAACAAAGCTAAAGAACTCAGGATCTCAATGTATCTCGCCTCTCCTAGAAAGCTACCCTTCAGAACTTGGGAAAGGGACTATCTGACAGAAGACGACAGAAACCTCGAAAAGCTTTTAAAAATCAATAAAATCTAATCACTATGGCACGACGATCAAAGCGATTTACCAAGAAGCCCTCCGAACTCACGAAGGCGACTGAATCCCTTAACGAGGCAACGAAGGACCTAGAGACAGCTCTGAAAGAGATAGAGGTAGCACTGGATAAACTAGAGGAGTTACAGAAACTCAGAAAACAGGTAGCCTACCAACCACCTAAACCTCCTCTCTTACCGACTCCTTCTCGTCCTGAGGACCCTGATCTCACCCTTCACCCAGTTCCTGTCTATGCTCCTAACACTATCGTACCAGTCCTCATATCCACATTTTTTAGATCGTAACTCCTGTAAATGCTGTGATTTATCTATTCAGACTATACGAAAACCTGACAGCTCATCTACAACGGTGAGCACCTTTCGTATACTCTGGATTCCACAGCGGCACTACAGTTTCATAAAAAACACGCAGCTTCCTACCATACCTTCCGTATAGAAAACCTCTACGGTAAAGTGTATGAATTCCAGTTCCCAGTCCTATCCAATACTTCCCTCTCTCTCACTCCAGAGCAGCTCCAATCCCTAGGATACAAAGATATCACCTCTAAACGGTATAAGAATATCCTGAGGCTCTCGAACTTAGGGATGGTAACCGACTATACGCTCTGAGCGTGGAAGGCCGTCTGCCTGACCTACCGTATCTGGTACTCAGAAACCGAGGACTTCTATACCCTCACGACTGCCGTACCTTCCTCTACCACTTCTCCCCACTCCTGACTCAACACTGCGACCGACAAACCGCAGGACGCTATGACTCAGGTATCTTGGGAGAACTTAGAGAGGCAGATGAGTATGTCGTATGACACTGACTCCACAGACCGCCCTTCAGTCGGAGACTATATCAACCTGAAGGAATGGCTGATGAATTTTCAGAGACCAGATCCACTCGAGTACCGTGCGTCAAAGACTGCGGAGAAACAGGAGTTTAAGATCTGAGAGGATTACTACATAACGCTTCCAGAGAACCCCGCAGCTAAAAACAACAAGTGATACCGTAAAGTAAAAATCCCAGACAACTATACCGCTGCGCTGAGGTACCAACTCTTCAAAGGAGCGCTCAGTGAATGGAATGCCGACCCGAAGCACAGACTCCACCAGAGGAATACACTCCTCCAAGCGTGGCAGGCTGACGCTAAGCTAAGGATGGGAAGAAAGACGGTGATCATCGTACCTCGTAGATGAGGTAAAACCAGTTTCTTGGCGATGGAAATTATGGGGGAATTACTCAACCATAACTATAGGTCTGCTACAAGACCAAGGTCAGTACTGTTCATTACGAAGGATAGTGACGCTATCATTCAGGTAATGGACTATATCAATGCACTGGTAAAAGAATTCGACTGGCTGAAAAGGATGATGTATTATGAAAAGAGTTCTGATACCTTAATGCTCAGGACTATCGATCCTGTGACTGGTAAATGGACTATCCTTTCACAATGTAAATTCTTCTCTGCTCTCGGTAGAGCGCCAGCTGTCGGACAATCCGCAGACGCTGTATTCTTCGACGAGGCAATGTATATTCCGACAGGGGTAAAGGATAATATTATGAAGATCGTTACGAACGAAGGAGCGAGACTACTCGTGGTATCTACCTTCTACGACGAAGGAGGAGGAAGACCACTCTACTATCGACCTATCGAGCTTTGTAACAAATTCGAACAGGAATCTTCTCAGATCCTAGATCCTTTCGTACATTTGCAAGAACTGTATTATAAACACCGCCACGGTAAGAATGATATGACCTATACACTTCCAGATGAATGTGTGGGACTCAGATATACTGTAGACGACGTAGAGGTTATCGTGGATAAGGAATGATCTAAGGCTGAACTGGAGGATAACCCAGAGGCCTATATGAGACAGCTCTACTGTAGATACCTCGAAAAGGAAACAGTGTTCAACTATAAGCCAGCACTGATCAATTCGGTATTCATCCCTATGGGACACGATACTCAGTTCCCGACTCCTCACTATATCTTAGGGGAGGGGGATGTCGCGAAACGCTACGTCCCTGACTGGAAGCGTATCGTAACCGCGTATGACCCAGCTCTTAGTTCGGATATGTCTGCGTGGATGGATTCAGCGTATGATGAGAAAAGGAATAAGATTATCATATTCAAAGAGCTTCAGCTGAATCTTACGAATAAGGGATCTTTTATCCCGCAGGCGAAACTTATCAAGGAACACCTCGAAGACTATCTAGGTAAATTCAAGGTTCCGATCCTGAAATCTCTGGACTCAACCCATCCTGCGGTAGTGGACGCTATGACCTGACAAGGGCTAAACTTCCAATATGCGTATCGCTGGATCTGAGGTGACGCTATCGCTGCGACGAAAGACACTCATAAACCGAATACTTGGAAAGTTCCAAAGAGGCTGATGGTAGAAGCAGCTCAGACGCTGTTCGATAATAATATGGTAGAGATCTGGGAAAATCAATGCCCTACGCTAGTAGACCAGTTACCGAAGTTCTTGGAATACAAAAACTTCTCTAACGGTAAATCCAAATGGATGGCAGACACCAGCTCTAAAACGAACCACGACGACTTCGTAGCTACTATGCTAATGTGTCTCTGGACCCGATGGAATCATCTCTGACTCAACAGGAATAAGTTCCAATCGCCGGAAGAGGATCCATCCTCTTCTTCGACCCCGACCGCCGCTTCTCTGAACATAGCTCCTGCAGGTACTATCCCTAATCCGTTCCTAACACAACCTACGCCGAGAACGACATACACGAATATCGACATAGGATTTATATATTAGCTTTTTATACTCTCTCCAACTCTCTCCACTATGTGACTCCTAAGCGCCATCTGATCGCTCATCAGGCGTAAACTCTCAGACGAGAACATTAATCAACCTACCCCTTCTGTCCCTTCACAAACTCCAACTCAACCTTCTTCTTCTCCCGCCACTCCTTCCATCCCTACTCCTACCCCTACCCCAACATTCTGAGGTATCCGAGGTCTAGCGGCTAAGGCGGTGACTGACTATATCCTGCCAGCTGCGAGTAAGATAACTCCGACTCAGAGTTCTTTTAACACTGCAGTGCAACAGGCTTCGGAGAACAATCCGCAGAGATTCAATCTGTATTCTCCAACGTATGCTTCAGGTATTCAAATGCCTGACGCCTTTGAGGAGTTGAATGCTTCAAAAGAACTCGAATCCTCTTCTACACCTTCAACTTCTCCTCAAAAAGAGAAGTACATAAAGACCGGTGCTGACAAGGATTTCGAATACTATATGTCAACTTCTGGTAAACTGAAGGCTAAGTATCTGGGGAAGAACTTCGATCCGACTTCTGCACAATCGATAGGACTATCCGATGACGGATATGATATCGTTTTTTCTAAAGACAATACCCCTGAATGGCTTGGTAAAGATACTATCAAGAGTAAAAAGGGGAATAAGATTTTTGATAAATTCAAACAGATCGAAAGAGAAAGGGTCGCTAAAGAAAGACTCTGAGGCGTAAGCTTCGAGGAGTTCGCTAAAAAGAATGGGCTAGACTATTACGGAGATAACAGCCTCTGAGCTTTCGCTAAGAACGTCTCTGACGCTGGGGCCTTAAAACTCCAAGACTTCGCCAGTACTATCTCTAACTGGGCAAATCCAAACGAACAGGATTTGATATCGTTTAACGACGCCGATTCCAAAACTTCTTCTCAGACTCGTACCTCTTCAGTATGAGTCGGTTCAACGCTGAACGACAAACCAACGGATTCGTTGGTTTCCGTAAACACTAAAATCAATATCTTCACAAATAAAGATAACGAGATTACTGCGGCTCAGAAGAAAGAACTTGCTGAGGCTTATAAGAAACTTAGAGACGAAGCTGATCCTAAAAAAAGAGAAGCACTCTTCAAAGAACTAGACGCTACGGTATTCTCTAAGTATCAGTTCACAGCTCCAGATACAGGAGCTACTGGTAAACTCACTGCTCAAATGTTCTTCGACAAAGTCCAGTATATGAATAGTAAGTTTATAGATAATCCTTATACGTATGTAGATGATTCGTTCTATAATAAACTTACGGGTGAAGGACTGAAGAAGAATAAACATAAAGCTGCTATCACAAAAGATGAGCTTGTAAGTATGATCCTCGGATCTGATATCAAACCACAAGACAGAGTTTTCGTAGAAGCGGGGCTAACTCCAGATAAGAAAGAACTCTTTGATAATCTTTTCCAAGGTTCTCTCTGAGATACGTATTTCGCTGCGAGACAGTATGCTGATATGGTAAAAGATAATCCTGACGCGAGAAACGATTTCCTAGCAGCACTGAAGACAATTAAAAGAATCGAGGACTTCGCTGTATATTCTGTAAAAAATCCTACTGCAACTTTCGACGAAGTAGCCGCAGAGGTTTGAGGATCTCCTTTTGAATTGCAAACAGAGGGGGACCACTTCCAGAAATATTATAAAGACGCTTATAACTACTTCAGGGACTTAGCTCAATGGCAGAGGACTGGAGTAATGAATACCCTCGGAGCTGTTGGTAATGAGTTCTTCTCACTCGGAGAATGAGGATTAACTAACACTGCTGCACTTGTAGCTGCTGGAGTTAATAAACTCGCAGGAGGAGATCAGAACTTAACACTCGAGGAAATGAGAACTCATATCCTGAATGCGGATATCGAGAACTATATGGATACGAATGTCTATAAAGCGACTGGAGATAAGAGTAAGAAAGAAACTTCTTTCATAAAATCTCTAGCTCCGATCGTAGGTGATCTCGCTACTATACCTATGGCGAACTATCTCGTAACTAAAATCCCTTTCACTCAGTTATCAAATGCTAGCCAGCAAATGTTATTCTGAGGGAAATATATCCAAGCAGCAGTCCAAGCAGCAGAAAAGGAATCTTCTCTACTCTGAGCTGCTGGTAAACTCCTCAAGCAATCCGCAATGTGGATCGACGATACGGCTGGAAGTAATATCTCTTTAGGACAGAAAACGGCTCTCTGGGCTAGGAATATGTCAAGCTTCATCTTGGAAGAGACATTACAAAATGGGCTGATGGCAGGTTTGAATCCTGAGGGATATACGAATACAGATTTTGCTATCGACCTCTTTGCCTCAGCTACTATCGGTAGATGGGTAAAGCTTGCTGAATGGGCTAATCTGTATGGGCAATTCAAATTAAATTCAAAAGAATCTATCCGAGCACTGTGGTATCTTAACGGGCCAATGGGGCTTTGAAAAGAATACGCTACTGAGGTTTTGAAAACTCTGAATGCAAAAGAGATAGAAGAACTCGGATCAGCAATCGGTCACGTAATGTGACCACTTATAGGAGAGTCTAAGATTGTGAAGTTGAAAGATTTTAATAACGCTCTCGTAAAGCAAACTAAGGAGACCCTAGACCAACTCGATGGTATTGTAGACAATGCTCTGAAAACTGCGGACCAAAATCTTATGGAGAATATTCTGTATAACAGAAACCTCAAAACAGAAATCAGAGAGCTGATCTGACAACAGTTCTATAAAGATGACTTCGGTGTAGAACAGACTAAGTACGTCTGGAATAAACCAGCCAATATGACTGACGCTGAATTTGTATCTTATAAAAATAAGATCAGGACCGAACTCACAAAGTTCGAAACAAACCGTTCGAGAGGGGATATCATCAAAGATATCCGTAAATATGTAAATGCGTCTCTGGATAATGAATTACAAAATCCACAAATCAAACCTTTCTTCTACCACCCAGATGGGACTCCTAGGAAAACAGTTTCAATCCCAAGGAATCTCCTCTGAAAAAAAGGTAATAAAACAATAAAGTGAAGTTTTTCTAACATTGTGAAAGCCTATAAAGAGAACAGAGTCCAAACCTTATTCCGTAAATATGGTATCACAAACCTTAAGAATGTGAATAAGTTGAATCTCTTAATGTTCTCCTTCGACGCTCAGAATGATTTGATAAACCAAAACCCTCTTGTGCAAATGTTTAAGTCAACGATCAATGAAATGATCTTGGCTAAGGATAGAAAAACAAGAAGGCAGGCCAATGAAATCCTTAATAGAAGTTGACACGGTCAAGCGTTTGCTTGGTATGTCAACCAGATCTATGATGGACAAAAGACAATGAATGACTTAACTTCAGAAGAGTTATTGTACCACGCTAAAGAATTCACAAAGAATCTCCAGAAGAACTGGGGTGAGTATCTCTATGAAGGAAAGAAAGTAATCGACGCCAACTTCCCATCAGAAACTATGCTGCTTAACAAGACCTATGTAGAAGCTATCAAAGCAAGACCTGAGCTTAGCAGTATGTCTGAAGCTTTCTTCTCAGCACTAAGAGCTGATACAAATCTTACTGGTGTTCAGAAAGAAATGATTCTTCGTACTTGGAAGCCTAACGACGTAAGATTCAGAGATGATTTCATAAATCTAAGAGAAAATGAATTCCAGAAAGCGTTTGATAATAAAATTTCTGCGATCCTAGAGTTCCAATCAGAAGGTAAAATCCGAATGCGTATCGGCGATGAAGCTATAGAAAATAGTTATAATCATCCAGTGAAGACGAGAGGTGACGTTATCGAATTAAAATATACTCAGATCAGAGCTGACTCAGATGAGTATGACTTAATGTATATGGTTTCTAACGGAAACTACGAAGTAGGTATGATCTATATCAAAGACTGATATATGAAGTATGAAGGAACTGCAGATACGTATCTTAAAGAAATGTCTGGTATGATCGACGGTATTGAAGTTCCTCGTGATAAGAAGAAGTTTATCTCTTTCACTGTAGAACAGAGTGATAAAGCGAAAGACTATACTATCGGAGAGAAAACCTTACGTGATTTAGAAAGATCTTATGAAGAGTCTAAGCTACTCTATCTTGACAATGCAAAATATCTCGATGGTAAACAGGAAGTTGCAGCAGTGTCTTTAAAAGAAATGAACATTGTTGGTAGACTTTTAAGGACAGGAGCTGAGTTCTCAGAGTTTAAGAAAGAAGTTGGAAAGTATTTCGATAAGATATCTCCATCTTTCTATAATGCTGTAAGAGATTCTGACCTTTCTAATGCAGGACAAATGCAGGTCATCGTTGCTGCGCAGCTGAATAATGTTGTAAGAGAAGACTCAAAATACTTTGAGATAAATTTCAAAGAGAAGTTCAGGGCTGATATCCCTAACGGATCTAGGAATATCTCTGAGTGAGTATTCTATGGAAAGGCATTACCAGTAGATGGACCTTTCATCGTAGCTGACGACAGTATCGAGAGAGGATATAGAGTCTTCAGATATGAGAGAGTTAAGAACTCTCCTTGAGATTTCTATCTGTATACTGACGGACCAGAACCAGTAGGAGCTATCTCCCTAAAAGGAAGAAGACCTATGGGTTGGTATACTGCTGATGGTAAACCTATCTCACAGTCTAACAAAAGAATCCCAGTCACAGACACAGGATATTTTGTAAAGAGTCCAGACCATATCGAGAATGTTATTAAACAAAACCTCAGGGCTGAGACGATCAAAGATAACCCTATTGTGATAAAGGAGTCGGATACATATCAGTCTATTTATCATAAAATATACTGAGAAGAACTTTCTACCGAGCAACTCCATTTCTTGGATTCAAATCCTAAGATGACTCCGTTTAGATTTGCACAGCTTATCGAGGAGGCTATCCTAGAAGATCCTGTAGCCAAGTATCTTTCGTATAAGAAAACTCCTGCAGGACTAGAAGATTTGAATTACAAACTCAGCCTAGCAAAACAATATCGTATGACTCAGGGTAATCTTAATGATGAGCAACTTGCTGGAGCCATTGAATATCTCCTAAGACGTAGTGATAAACCGTTTACTGAAGCTGAGCAAGAAGTTGTCGAAGCACTCTTCCCAGGTAAAGAACAGTTGACAACCCCTGATGAGATTAGCTTGTATGGATACACTCGTTATGGAGTAACTCCAAAGAAAGCTAATAGTAAAGCTGCTAAAATGCTAGCAGATAGAAGAGATAGGATTGTGCTTGCTATCTATAAAAATCCTAAGTATCTTAGTCTTAGTGACTCAGAGAAGGAAGCTTTGATTAGAAACTCTAAATATCTTAGAATGTCTAGGGAAGAACTTATTGAACATATCAAAAAGAATCCTAAGGCTTTCGTAAAAATGTATAATACGCACGCTAAGATATTGGATGAGAGACTTGCAAAGGTTACGGTGTCAGACTCAGATAGACAAATGCTTACAGAGATCAGAGGAGAGCTGAATAGAATTAAGAAAAACCTTCTTAAGAAGGCCGATACTCTTGATAACGCCAAGATTGTCTCGACAGAGAAGACTAAGAAACTTCAGCAAGCAAGACTAGAATCTAAGATTAAAAGAGCGAATGAGTTAATCCAAAGCGCTCAAAGACATTTAGCTAATCCTGAGGATTTAGCTACTGCTCCTAAAGCGATGGAGATGATCAACGAGCTTCAAGAAGCTCTTGACCATCAGAAAACTATTGACGCATATAATAAACAAAGAACGCAGTGAGAGTACTCTCCTCAGGAACTTGAGGCAATCGCTAAAAGAAAACTTGAGTGAGTACAATCAACTATCAGAGTTGAACCTATCCTTCCTGATGAAGTCAATAGACTTATCAAAAGAGTCCAGAAATCTGTTGGGGTATCTGTTGTTGAAGTAAGTGATGGTAAAATCGCAACTCGTTTCCCTAGTAAAGAAGCCAAAGCTGCTATCCAAAAGAATATGGATCGTATTGTATCTATAATGAATTCAGCTGACGCTCCTAATGGAATGTATATTAAAACATTAAATGCTATCGTATACAATCCTGAACTAGCTTTAGATACAACTATCGGACACGAATGGTATCACGCTGCGACTAATTTAATGTTAGATCAGGAACGTAGGGCACTCGTGAACCAGTCAGTTCGAGATGAATACAAAACTGATATCAAACTCTCTGCTGAGAGAAATGGATATACTGTTGAGGCTTGGCTTGAGCAAAATCCAAAGAAGAAATTCTCTCAATACGACTATGATAAATGGATTACAGAGGAATGGCTTGCTGAAAGATTCGGTGAATTTGTAAACAACAAGTTTAAACCTAAGAGTAAGCTGGCAAGATTCTTCGAAGACCTTTGGGAGTATATCAGAATGTATTTCGGAAACGAAGACGCCCTAAAACTCTTCGATGATATCTGGGAGAATAGAGTTAAGATGGGTAAGCCTACAACTCCAGAACAGAATATTCCACTTGATATGTTAGACATACTTAATCAAAATCTGAAGATAACCTCAAAGGATTGAAAGTATATGGTATCAAGAGCTGCTTCTATGGAATGGGTTGAAAGACTTTGAAAGAATAAATGAAAAGATTCTTACGTATCACTTGCACTAACTAATGATCTGTGAGCTTCTGTATTCTGAGATATCTATTTCTTGACTAAGAAACCGATAAATCAATTCAAAGATATCACAGTAGCAAATGGTAATATGTATTCTCCGAATAGAAATCTTCTAGCAGCCAGAGCTGCATACGAAGAACAGAAGGAAATCTTTTCTATGGTACCTGGTTTGTATACAAAAACGTTTACAGATTTCTATCGTGAATGGATTAACAGACCGCCAGAGTTTAAGCAGACATACTTCGACAGACTCGACACTCCTGAAAAAGTACAGGAATTCGCTGAGAAGATTTATGGTAAGTCAGTATTTAATCTTAATCCTGTAAAAGAAAATCCTTTCGTAATGCAGGTTAATGATATTGACTTGAATAAAATCTGAAACGGTGATCGTTACAATCAGGCTCGGCGAGAGGCAGGTTCATCTAAGAATCCTATCATCCAAGAGTTCATCAATACAAAACATTCAGCGTACTATGACGAGAATGGGGTGTTGAACTTGGAAGCTGTTGTAAATAACTATATTAAAAAATATGCTGGTAGTAAGGACCTCAAAGAGTTCCTAGATACTATCAATAATATTAAAGAAATTTATGAGAATAATCTTCCGTACTTTGAAGTTCTTCAAAAGAATTTCGATATAGCGGACTGGGATACTATTTATGTTCCTAAGGAACAGTTGTCTCAAGTGAAGAAAGCTCTTAAGTCTTTCAAAATAGATATCAAACCATACGGAGATGGAGATAAAAAATTCTTCGAGAACTTATCTGAAGAATTCAAAATCAACTATCAGAAGAGAGGTATAAGTCCTGAGGATATTTTGGAGAGAGAATATTCAGACTTGCCTAGAACTAATGAATATTCGTATTCTGATTTCGCAAACGCAAAGATCCAAAGAGACAGAATTTTCAAGAGACGATGAGTAGAGTCTCATTCGATTGTCGAACACGAAAGAAGTTACGGTAAAGATTTCCTTACTCGTAAGAGAAGAAACCTTGAGTTGAAGTCTGATGAATACAGAGAATATAATAAAATGTTCTTTGAATGGAAAGAACGTCTGGACAATATGGAGAAAGAAAGGCTTGAGATTGTAAGCTCTCCTATGTATCAGATGATGAATGATATTAAAAGTATCATTGATGAAGATCCTGAAATCCGTAAGGTGTTCGAGGACACACCTCCTCAGAAATCAGTAGCTCCTATTGAAGAAGATATCGACGAAGACTCTTGAGTTAAGGAACGATGGGAGGGTGATAATGAAGATGACCGAGAATATCTTATCTCTGGTAGAAAACCTCGAGAGGAAGAAATAGAAGACTGAGAAGTCCTAGACAACTATGAACGTCGTTATCTTCAAGATAACAGTGACGAGTATACTCCTCCATCTGAAGAACTCACTACTGAAGAAGTTCCACTAATCACAAAGGAAGACGTTGAAGTTGCAAATGCTGCAAGAGCAAACGTTGACAAGAGAATAGAGGAAGCTGTCCAATCAAAGAATGTAGTTATGGAAACTGAGGGGACAGTGTCGACACAAGTTGACATTCCTGAAGAGTCTGAAATCGAAAGACTTATGAGAGTATCTTATGCTTATGCAGACGAAGTTCTTATGGCTAACGGTATCAGAGGAGATTATATTCCAACCATTGACGATATCAAAGTCATCGGTAATATGGCATACATTCACTGAGTTCCGATTGTACTCTGACCTAGTGTTGTTGGTAAATCCGCAAAGAATATTTCAGAGAAAATTATTTCTGCCTTAAATAAAAAGACAGAGTCTCAGAGAAATATTTGGGCATTACTTTATGATAGTAGGTTCCAATACAATAAGACTTGAGCAATAAAATGATATGATGGTAGTTCTACTTTCGTATGGTTGCATAAGAATGAGAACGGAGATATTGTGAGAAAAGTTTCAAACAAAGCAGACGTAGTCTGGCTTACGAAGTCAGAATATGATGACGCTGATTTGGAATTCAAATCTCCTAGCGGACTGGTAACTAATCATACGGTAATCAAAACTCCAGACGCTGAGCAAAGAGTTCTCAAAACGAAAGAGATTATTAGAAAGCAATATCTTACAGTTAAGAATCACGGTTGATATGAACTCAAGTCAATGACGATACCAACTCGTCGTAAAGACAAAGAGACTTGAGAGCTTATCAAAGGAACTATTAAAATCAATCCTTGATTTGTAGCTCCTATGGTACCAGCTAAAGGTAAAGCGATATCAAATACCGAGACAATCTATCCAAACTATTGGGTAGATAAGAGATTAAAACTCTCTTGGTTCCGTCAGAATATCCCAGATTCAAGTCAACTTCACGCAGCTTGAGTAATTTCTAAAGAAGAAAGAGCAGCTGCTAAGGATGGAATTATCTATACTACTTCACCAGTATACGGTATTGAATACGACGCAACATTCAAAAGAACTTGAGAATTAGGAGGAGACGTAAGAGTTGAATATAATGTATTCGTACCTTATGATTTCTCAAATGATATCCTCAAGAATATCAAGAAGCATAACAATGTTGTAATCTGGTGATGGATTAAGTCTGTTGCTGATCAATATGATATAGCTCTAAAAGAAGCGTGATATACAAAGATTATTTCGAGACAGGATATCGATCCGAAAGCTCCTCCTATTACGTATTATAGAAAGAGTTTAGATGGGCCGATTACTTCTAATCCTATCACTATCGAAAGTAAGGTTGTAAAAGACGCAGAGAATGTTATCATTCAGTCAGACTTAGATCTGGGAATTAAAAGACCAGATCCAGAAGTAGAGATAAAAGAGAAGTTAAATATCTTTGAAGCCGCTGCTTCTAATTTAGATAAGAACATAAACGGATGTTGACTAAATTAAAAAACTGGACTGTAGGACTCCGCTCCTCAAAAGTAATCTCACACTGTGTAGGGTATACAGACGATCCCTTCCTAGAGTGAGCTGACAGCTGGCATACGTATATCAAAGACGCAACACAGTTTGGTCTTTCTCCACTAGAACGTCATACCTTAATGGATGACGCTCTTAGTGGTAGGAGGCCTTGAACTTGGACTGCGATCACTGACGCACCAGCAGGCTCTATTTATATGGAGCTAGACTCTCAGGGGCTTCCATTAAAAACTCCTGAGTGAAAATTTATTTATAGATTTCGCGACACAGATGAACTTGTGGACTGGGAAAAACTCCCAAAAGAAAAACAAAGGAAACTCATATTCAGGAAATTCTGAAGAAATGTGGATAAAGAAATGATGGCGGTACCTCCTTTATGGTACAGTTCTGTTAAGCATTCTCTCTTGCATTATGTAGAATCCATAAGATGAAAGTGAGTGCTTACTGATGAAGGACTGGATTCATTGCAATTCGGTATCCATTCTTTCTTTTGAGCAATCGAATCCTGAACGTATGATGGTCCTTGGCGAGAAGTGATTTATAAACTGTATACTTCAGATCTAGCGAACCACTGGTATCTTATGTCAAAAATGTTTCCTAGATTTGATCAGGTAATGTCTGACCCAGACTTCGCCTCAACAGTTGTTGGTAAATCTTTTGATAAACCAATGGACTTTAGAAGATACGCAGAAGCTGTTTCTTCATACGTAGGTAAACAAAGATGAGGTCAGTATACTTTACTTGACTCTTATCCTAATGAAGTACAACAGAAATTCTATGGTAAGCTTGTTACATTGCTGTATAAAGAAGTTGATGGGGAAATGATACCTGCTTATAAAGCAAAAGAAGGTCCATTGACGAAAGCTTATCTTAGTAAGTTAACTTGGAAGCAGCAAATCGAACAGTTAAAAGCTGTTGAAGGTCTGAGCAAGAAAGGATTAAATTACTGGAATGCTTTATGGTATCTTTGATTTGGTGCTTGAGCTTGAGGTATGGTGATGAGATTTGTAAATCTTATCGGTAAGCCTGCGTTAATGTCGACATTTATGTCGCTATCTCAGGGGCTGACTTCACTCATCCCATTGCTTGTACTTAACTCTTCAATGTTCGTGTCAGAACTTGCTGTTCGTAAGACAAGATTAGGTTGAGATTGGCAGAGGTTTATGAATAAACACGGTCTTCAGGACTGAGTTGGATATGCATTCCACGCTGGAGATAGTAGTTATATTCCTCAAACTCTAGGTGAAACCGCAAGGCAAGTGATTGCTGGAGCAAAGAATACTATGGAACAAGGTCTCTTTAATGTATGAGACACATTAATGCAAGACTACTATAGGATAAATCAATTCAAAACTTTCTTCGAGGGTATGTTTCCTTGAATTAAAACCCTAGATGAAATTGATAATTTATTAGATACAATGAGGAGAAATGATCCTGAAGAGTATCAACAATTAATGCAACGTGCAAGAAATCATAATGAAACTATTGTAAGAAATATGACAACAAACACTTCCATCAGAGCGTCACTCACTAGAGTACACGCAACTGAGAAACCAGTGTTCCAAGCTTGGAAGGATTTGTATTATTCAATGTTTCATTTCTTCGCAGGTTGGTGATGGAATAAGGTAATCTGATTCTATGATATCGCCAAGGCGGGTCTTGGTAATGTTTATAGATGACAGATAGGAGCGAGGTATCTTGATGAACTCTTAAACTCAGGTATGAGACCTAGAGAAGTAAGAGCCAGAATGAATAAAGCTTATCTTGAGAATGAAGCTTTCAGACAAGTTATGGCTAAAATGTATATGTCTTTTATGCTCGCGAAGTTTTTGGAGAGAGCTTCGGAAGATCCATATCAGGCAAAAGAAGATGACTTGTCAAAAGATTTGATGGCAGTATTCGAATGGTTCAAATTCTTCGACGGTAACGTAGCCTGACTGCAGTCAGTACCAGAGTTCAAAATCTTTAGAGACACGTTGACGCTCGCTCAGGGTATGATTGAGAACGACGCACCACTACAGCAGGCAATTCTCTGAGTAGGGTTAAAAGGACTGACAACTTATTCAAATATCTTTACGAGAAAACTTTTTATGCCAAAGATATTTGCTAACGCTATGGGTTCAATCCAAGATCCTACAGACCAAAGAGAATTATTCCAGAAGTATTGGTGAGCAGTACAAGATACTACAACAGCATTCTTGTATTATGTAGCTCAGGATACAGAGATTGGAGAATATGATTTATATACTCCAGCTGGACCAAATGCTATGGCGAGAAGATTTACCTTCTCTGCGAGCGACGTTAAAGAAGAGATTTCTAAAATCAAAGACGTGGCTCACTATGTAAACTCTGTTATGGATTTAGAAAAACTAAAACACCATATCTTATTTAGAGCGCCATTCTTTAAGAACTATATGATCCCAGCTCTCCCAGAGATGGGTGACTTCTACGACGTATTCGATAACTTCACAAAGAAGAACGAGTGATATAAGAAACTTATCAACAGCGAAGTGCCTGATGATATGTATCTTGAAGATTATATCTTCCTCTTTAATCTCGGTACTCGTAGACAAATAAAGAAATGAGATATCAACAAGTTCGATATTGATACGCTTCTCAGAACAGATTTCTCTTTCGTAGGTAAAGACTGAAAGGAGTGAGTGAATATGGGGGAGAAGGCTCAAGAAGAATTACTCCATACTCTTATGCTCTGAGGTTTAACTACAGATGAATTAAAGAAATTCTCAGACGATTTCAAGAATGCTAGAGATTTGTATGCTGCAGCTGAGAATGAGAATATCGCTAAAGCGAAAAAGAACTATGAGTCTCTTGGTTTAGCGAGAATGAATATCGCTAGAACACTTGCATACGTAGAATCTAAGGCTCCTTGATACGGAGTACAAGCTTTAAGTTATATGATGAGTAACGCTTGGTTTGAAGATATGTTCCAGAAATGAGAATATGTTGCACCTGGTAGCTCAGAGTTATTCCAAGAAAAAGCTAAGTACGTAGCTGCGAAAGTCTGAAAAGAATTCGCTGGACACTTACTTTACTTAGATAGAAAAGACGTATTGCCACAAGCGATACTTCACTATGCTAAGTATCACGATCCAAATGGACTTGGTAAGTATGTAGAAGAACCTTCTTCACAGCACAATAATACTTTAGATTTAAGACTTCCTTGAAGTGATCAGGGTAATACTCGTCTTATGCAAATCTTTAAGGCTGAGTATGCTGTTAACCTCTTAGCGTTGCAAGGAGAGAACGACGCTTATAAGGTAGCAAACGCATTTTCAACGATCTTTGATTTAAGTAAATCGAGAGATAAGAACGGAGAAATTTCTCCAGAGCTAGCGAATATGCACCTAGCACAGATGGAGAATATCTATAAGTATATTGATAACCTAGCTATGGATGAAGGTTCAAAGGCTGCCCTGAAACAGGGTACCCTTCTCTTTGCAGATCAACTTGTACCACATATCTTAAAGAGTGAGAAGTATTCTCAGGATAAAGATATGAAAGAAGTTGTTAAGTCTTGGACTGATCTATGGTATAGAGAATTAAATATCCTCGACTGAGTTGTAAAAGAACAGGCTGAGGATGACTATATGTGAAAAGAATTTAATAATCCTAATGTATCTAAAAACTCTTATAAATATACAGGGTCTGGCTCAGCTAGAAGAAGTTTCTATAGAGCGTATGATTACATAAGGAACAGAGCATATAGTAGTAATTGACGAACAGATTACGCTAGAACAGGTAAACTTCCTAACTATGGAGGCTTTGCTAAGATTTCAAGCCCATCTTGATACAGTCAATTCCGTGATCGTAACTATGTCCAGAGACCATATACTCCAGATTACTTGAGAGAATCTGAATTCAGGAAAGCTAAAGAAGCTCAGGAGAGAGCCTGACTACAGGTTGGTAGATCTCAAGCTGCGAGTAAAGGTTGAGGATATGGTAAGATGGATTGAGGACCGGGGTTGGTTACAAAAACTTGAAAGGCTATCGCTGTTTACAAGAGAGAGGACATTGATAAGCCTGTAGAGTATAAGCTGCCCTGGAGAAAAAGATGGGTAAGGAAATGAAAATGAGTGGATCCGATTTGAAGCAGCACTCGAAAACGTTTAACTCCTAAGTTGAAAATAACATAATGGATGAACTATTTTTTGAACCTGAGGTTATTGACGCCGACGTTAAAACGTTAGCTCCAAAAGAGGATACTCAATTAGCTCAGGTAGACCTTGATAGCGATAAGAAGATCGCAATTGCTAAGACTCGTGAGGCTTTAGATGATAAGGGTATAGACTTAGACTATATCCTTTGAATCTATAAAGACGCCGCTGAGTCAGCTGTAGTAGAAAGTTTTAGTGGTACGATACTAGAAGACCACAAGACAAGAATATCTGCTGCGAATAAAATGCTAGAAACTTGGAAGGTAGCACACGGACTTGATAAAAAAGACCCTGTCGAGATTGTATTCAAGCCATTGTTTGCTAAACCACCAATGATGAATTAATAAAAAAAGAGGTGATTGCTCATCTCTTTTTTATTTACTGATCCTCCAAAATGGAGTAGTTGTTTTTCGAAAGGTAATTTAGGTGCTTAATTAAGAGTCTTTAACTTGTTCTTTGAATGCTCCACTAGCTCTGAAAGTAGCGATCTTCATTGCTGGGATAGTGATTTTCTGTGAAGGATTTTGTGGATTAACTCCTTCTCTAGCTTTTCTTGGTGAAGCCTTGAAAGTTCCGAAACCGTGAAGTCTAACTTCTCCGTTCTTTACTACACCCTCAACGATAAGGTCGAGAACTGTATCTAAAACTTCCTTAGCGAGCTTAAGGCTTACTCCGAGTTCGTCTCTTAGAGACTTTACGAGTTGTGTCTTTTTCATTTCTATAGTGAAATAAGAGGAATAAAAATGCTAGATATCATCATAGCACCTGAAGGTATAATTATATTTTTCAAAAAATCAAGAGAAAGTTTAACTTTTTTTCAAAGCCTGCGAATATTCACCATACAATTTTTTATAAAAAGAAAAAAATCTCTTGACATTTTGGATTAAAATCAATATACTGCCGGTTAATGAATACTATGTTGCCTGAGTCTAAAGACTCAAAAATCACGATCGCACCTAGTCTTCAAAAAATGCTAGAGTGAATTGAACTCAAGGAACCTTTTTTGGATTTCTATAGCAAGAATATCGAAGAGAATAGTAGAAAGGAGAAAGTCGCTTCTTATATAAGAATTGACGTATTAAGACTCGTTTGACTATTCGAAAGAAATTTCTTCACGAAACGATGAATTGGTATTGAGGACTACACTCTGTCTACCTTAAGAAGACAGTTACGATTAGAGTCTAAGAATCGCAAGAATGCGAGCAATAAAAAAACTCCTATCATACGTACATTCGTTGATAGATTGAAGAAGGGTATTGTGAAAGCAAACTTTTCTGTAAAAGCAAACGCAGTAACTGATGAATGGAAAGACCAAGTGAATGCTATTGAAACAGCAGTGACTTGGGCATACGGTTCGTCAGGGATGAAAGACGCACTTTCTAAGTGTATTCATTCAGCGTTGCTTAACGGTAACGGTTACCTTAAAGCAAAGTTCACGACTCCTAAAGAAAGAATGGAGTCAATCAAGAATCCTGATTCAAGAGAGTATATCAAAATTGAAAACTTCTATTCTAAAGTAGAATGGGTATCTGAGTTTGATTTATTCTACGATCCAACACTTTCTTTGAAAGACCAAAGATTTGTTGTATATAGGTCTATTAAACCAATGAAGAGTATCTTGGAGGTTATCCAATATATGGACGAGAAAATTACTCCAGAGCATTTGAATTACATTCTTCAAAACCCAAAGCCATTCTCTACTAGAGACTATAATCAAGTCCGCTTGATTAACTACTTCTGAGTAGAGGCTACTAAAAGAAAAGATAACTATGCAATCGATAACATATATACTATTTCTTATAATAACGACAAAGCAGAATATGTAGAAATCTGGACGCCAGATACACTATCTATCTGTATCAATGGATGGATCGTTGCTGATACCGAGAATCCTTATAAGGACAGAGGGTATTGGCACCCATACTATTCTTGTCACTATGCAGACGCTCCTTGAGTATCTGTTGGTGAATGAGCAGGTATTATCCTTGGTGATATACAATCCGCTTACGACTCCTTATTTAATATGTTGCTTGACCACGCGGCTATGACAGCCAGCCCAATGCTTTGGGTACAAGCGGGTAAGGTAATCTTCAATAAGCAAGCCGTAGACGGAACGCTACCTTGGCAAGCGTGGTGAGTACTAGAGATGGAGGATAAGGGGAATATGGACTTTATCACCCCACCATCGCTTGATCAAGGTATCATCTCAACACTTCAGAATATGTTAGAGACTGCGAACTTCTCAATCTCTCCTACTTCGTATTCTGACTATGAGTCTCAGTCGAGATCTGCTAAGGACTCAATGCTGAGATTCGAATGACTCTCTGATTCTGTATCGCTTCTCGTAGATTCTATCAGTGTAATGCTGAACGAGATAGCACAGAACTGGCTAGTAGATATGAAAGATAAAATGCCTGAACTCTTTAGTCTTCCTGTATATGACTCTAAAGGTATGATTGAGTCTTGGAAGAAGATGAAGAGATCTCAACTTGAAGGTAAATATATCTTTAACTGGGCTTCTGATTCTATTGCTGACGTAAATAAGTTAGTAGAAAAGAGTCAGCTTACAGATTATATGAATGCACTTCTTAGGGTTGGACAACAACCAGACGGATCATATATGATTGACGTCAAGAAGCTGCTTGATCATATCAATGGATTGTACAACGGACCTAAGGATATGATCCTTGACGAGTCTAAGTATTATGCTAAGATCTCTAAAGATCAGACAGAGAAAACTCAAATCGCTATCAATGTACAAAATATGCAAGCAGAAGCACAAGCAGAGCAACAGGAACAAATGTCTGCTGCTCAGCAAGGCGTTGCTGCTATTAACGAACAATCAGCTCAGGCTGGCGGACAACAGAACTATGACGCTCTGATGTCTAAAATGTTTGGATAGACACACATTTAACTTATAACCTATTGACACTAATGGCAAAGACAAAGATGGATCACGTCATCGAATTACTCGAGAGACACGTACAAAGCCTTGGGAGCGAGGGTGGAATCACTGCCACTGAAACTGCTGCTCAGACTCCCACAGAGACCGTAACCGTTCCTGAAGGGAATGTAGAAGGGGCTGTTGCTCCTGAGGTAGCTACTGAACCAGTAGCCGTACCCGAAACAGGTGAAACCAAGACAGCTGAACCAGCTACCGAAGAGATTCCTTCAGATGACTTCGATAAGCAGTTCGCCGAACTTGAGGCTCTTATTAACGCCAAACCAGAGCCTGAAGTTGCAGCAGACGTTTCAGTAGACGAAGCTAAAAAGCCAGAGGTCATATCAGATGAAGATATGAAAAACTATCAAAAACTATATGACTCTGAAGTCGAAAAAAGAATTGCTGCCGAGGGGGAAGCTCGTCAAGCCGCTGCAGAGTTAACACACCGAAAGAGCTTGTTTGAAAAGGAGGGCAATAAAAAATACGAGATCATAGACAAACAAAGGGAACTAGAAGCGGAGTTGCGTATCGCACAAGCTGCTGCTATGCCTGAAACACTTGCCCCACTATGACAATCATTCCTCTTATGGAAAGAGTCTAATACTCCAGTACATAAATATAGGGCCTTAAAAGAGGTTCTAAAAGTGGCTGAGGAAATCGCGTGAGTGTCGGCTGACGACTACTATAACGCAATCTTGAGAGCTGAGAATAAAGACATACCAGAAGTTACTGGTAAGGTTCTCCCAGAGGAGAAAACGCAGCCTCAAGGATTCGGCAGAATGCCGGTAATACTTTAGCTTTTTATAAAATTATTTTATGTTTACTAACACAAGCGGAAATTGTACAGCAGGATGTACAATCGACTCAACTCCTTGCGCTAATGGTATCGTAGGAGAATACAATAACTATGCTGCCTTCGGATTGGAAGGAGTATCATTTGAAGGATATTCTTATCTTTCAGACTCAGGAGCTAGAATTGAGTACAAGCCATCAGCAGATGGAAAGTTCTATATCACAGAACAAATGCTTACTTATACTCACGACGGATCTCCTATCCCAATGTTCCAAACTGTATTGGATAATAAGTCTGCAATCCCTGCTCTCTTGTTTGACGTACAAGATTTGAACAAGTTGTACGATATTGAAGCTACAACTAACTCAGCTATCCCTTCAGCTCCAACATTTAAGGCTATTAAGAACATTAAGGTTGGACTTGGAAGAGATGGACTATCTTTCGTTTGGGGAGAATACAGTCCAGAAAGACCTGTTATGTATATCTATAAGACAGTTAAAACTATCGACGCTAACTCAGTTAACGTTAAGTACTATCTTGCAGATAAGAGAGGTTTGCCTATCGACTTCAATCACCCAACTTATAAAAACCTTATCGACGTTAACTCAAGAATCAGAATTGAGAGACACGATCCTACTCAGGTTACTAATGCTAACTGTGGTGCTGCTGGTTGCTGCGCAGATCTTATCGTAAGACCTGTAGTAGCTATGGGACAAGATCAGCTTACTAGACCTTCTAACTTCGGTGGAACTGCTATGTATCCATACGTAATCCTTGAAGGAGCTGGTAATGGTACTGATGGAGTTAATAGACCATTGTTTACTGTAACTGGTAGATCTTCTGTTGACGGAGCAAGTATCTCTTACAACGAGAACTATGTATGTTTGAACAACCCTAATCGCTATAGTGACTGAATCTATCCAGGTGATCAAGTTACTTTCGAGTACAGCTCATTCGATTGGTGTAAGCCAGTTAAGGGAGGATACCAAATGCAAGGATACAGAATGAAGCAATCATTCTCTCAGAACTTCGGTACTGAATTCTGTTTCGAGGATCACGAGATCAGAAGGGGATATCCTGAAGTTGGTGGTATCGACGCCGTAATGGGTGTTAAGTTCCAAGCTGTTGCTAGAGGACTTGTAGAACAAATCTTCAGAACATTCTGGCTTGGAGAGAACAGAAGGCCAAACAACGCTTCTGGAATTCCTGGATCTACAATGGGACTTTTGACTGAGCTTATGGCTGCTCACGCTGCTAAACCTTGGTTGAAGATCATCAGATCTGCTAAGAATGCTGTAACTTACGAAGACAAAGCTAGACTATTCTTGTCTTGTCTTGAACAAGTACAAAGACATAAGGTTGCAATGGGAAGCGGATCTATCACTGCGGTAATGGATCAGGCTGCATTCTCTTGCTACAACTACCTTAGAGGAGCTTTCAAGAAACTCGGAGGTTGGGTAGAAATGTTGCCTAATGCTAACCAGATGAACTTCGGTCAAACTTTCAGTATCCAGACTCAGCACGGAGGACTTGAGATTATGACAGATATCTATCTTGAACAAATCTCTGGAAACTCTGGAGTAGTGGTATTCTTGAACAGAGACCTTATCGGTACTGCAACACTTCCTGAGTTCACTATCGATCTTCCATCTACAAATGTTAAACAAAACGTTTCACAAGGATTCAAGATCAAGAGAACTTCTCCTGACACTGTAGTTGGAGAATGTAAGTGTTATACAATGTATACCAGTCAAGCATTTATTTTTCCATTCGTGGGTATTGAGGACGGACCTTACTTAATTTTGGACGGATTTAGCCTCTAAGATATACCAATTCGGAACTGGCAAAACTCAAGGAACATAGATGACTATCATCTATGTTTCTTTTTATTTGTCTTGATTTTTTATAGTGGATCATTATATACTAGATAAATTTATATCTATATACCACGAAATGATAAAGAAATACCCAAAGATCTGCGCCATCTGTTGAGCTGAATTCGAATGAGTTTTCAACGCTATGTATTGCTGAAAGGAGTGTTATAAACAAGCTCGTCTAAAACAAAACGCCGAAGCGGCTAGAGAGAAACGTAAGAAGCTTAAGATTTGTATATCTTGCTGAGCTGAATTTGTGGACTGAAGTAACAAAAAAAACTGCGAGGAATGTTTTAAGAAAAAGCGATATTGCTCCTGCTGAAAATTAAAGAGGACAGAATATGCTGAGAAATGTACGGATTGCTTAAACAAAAAAGTCTGCGAACTTTGCTGAACTGAATTCACCAGCAATAATCACAGAGCAAAGTATTGCTCTAAAGTATGTGCGGACAAAGTTAAAGTTGAAGCCAATAAACACAGACTATATCCTCGCAGTCATCTCTGTAAATCTTGCTGATTAGAATTTCCAACAAGACAATGAAGAAACGAATACTGCGATGACTGTAATATCAAACGTAAAATTTGTCCAAGCTGCTGATGACCTAAGGCCGCAGATCACGATCACTGTAATAAATGCAAAATGTTATCTCATAGCTTTACTTGTGAAACTTGCTGATGAGTATTCCCCGGTATTAAATGTACAAAATATTGCAAGAAATGTAGACCAAAATGTTTAGTCTGTTGATGAGAAGTATCTGCTATTCATAATGGTTGTTGCTCTCAGTCTTGTGCAATGAAGTACAAATGGACAGTTTCATCAACAGAAAAAATGGTCAACCATCTCCATAATCTTGTATCCTGAAAATTCAATAAATGAAAAACCTCTTCAGCAAATAAACTCCGAGAGAAACTCTTCGAGGAAAACTGAATAGAATATGAAAAGAAAAACTGAGAAAGGATTGAGGCGCTAGTGAAAAATAAATTATGATTAGAATCTATATGAGAGTATGTCTTTCGAGATTTTAGGATAGGAGATATTGTTATCGATATTAATCCTACTATGACTCACAATATCTCTATAGAGTATAGGAAATGAAATGGTCTAATGCCATTCTGATATCATAGAGACAAAACTATTCTCGCAGAGGAGGCTTGATACCATCCAATCCATATCTTTGACTGGGATGATAAGGCAAAGATTATTGATTGGATAAAATCTCTTGTATGAAAGAAGAAGAGATTATATAATGACTCGCTTAGGATTGTACAATGATCTGAAGCTTCAGCATTCTGCGAAGAGAATCATCTTCAATGAGCTACGTCAGCAACGGTATGGTATGGTTTGTATAAAAAGGATTCTCTAATCAGCTTAATGTGATTCAAGAAGAATAAGGAACGAGAGCTTGTAAGGTTTTGTAATTTAAGATGAACCTATGTTGCTCACTGAGCTGAGAAATTGTTTAATCGTTTCCTCGAAGACTATAATCCAGATACTGTAATCTCTTTCTCTGACGCGACAAAACATACAGGTAAGCTTTATGATATGCTATGATTCTCTTGTAGCTGAACTAGAGACATTTCTTATTGGTGGACTAAAAAAAATTGATCTCCTTGTTATCGAAGAAGACTTTGTCAAAAGAAAAATATTCATAACTTAAAATGATTTAATGGTCCTTGCCAGTATATCTGAAACGAGGATCATCCGTTCTGGCAGCAAACCGAGTCGGAGATTATGCAATGAATGTGATATGTAAAAGTCTGTGACGCGGGTATGCGTAAGCATATACGAACAAAACATTAAAAATCCTCTTGACTTTTAACATAAAATAGTTATACTGACGACGTGCAATAGGCATACATACATTATGCGACGTCACTCCCTAAAGGTGTGACGGGGCTTATTGTGTGTCCAGCACTTACTAGGGCGGCAGAAGTCGCTCCTAGTATTTGTTGAATAAGGATCATAAAAACAATACGGGCAATTAATGGACCCAAGAAATTAACCAGCATAGTGTTGGAATTTCTTGGGTTTTTCTTTTATCATATAATAGCGTAACTACCAAATGAAAGTGTACTCAAAGACCGTTGTTACAGACGATCTCGAAAACTTTATGAAAACTTCCACTACGCCTTCACTACTTAGAGAGTACGCTGAGGCTAAGGGATGGGACGTAAATCTCTTCAGAGAGTTTATGAAAAAAATGAGCGACTATTCGTACGCTCCATCAAACCATATCGTGGGTACTGACAACGTATCTACTAATGGTATCAAATCAACTGTACCATCAAATGAGCTTGCCTCAAAAAGACCGGGGCCTCAGCAACACGGTAACAGAAACTTAACACAGTTCTCTCTATCAGATGAGGACGTAACGAGGTTCGCTACGTTTATTACGTACTACAACAATCTCGACAGAGCGTTTGACTACGACAATGACGTAACAGGACAGCAAAGAAACTCTCCTGAGGTATTTGATATCTACTGGCAGTATGGTGAGAAAACTATCCCAGAAGATAAGTACCATACCCCAAGAACGAGAAACTTCCCATATCTTATGGAGATGGCTCAAGGTAACAACAGAGCTTATCCTATCAAGTTCGTAACTGTACCTACAAGATACAATAACGAACACTACTACGTAGAAGTAGATACGAGAAGTAATATCGTAATGAATCCTCAAACTGTAGATGGTAACCACATTACTGATCAGTTTAATCAACTTGAGAGTATTGGTCCAAGACAGAAATACAGATTCTGGAAACTTATCCCAGTCGCTGAAGAGCAACCATTCTTTATGTACATTCCGTATGCTCCATACTGGAGAACGCCTGTACACGGAAGTCTCGGTAGAGAAAGACAATATACTTTCTCTGTATCAGATAATATTATCTGAGATGGGGTTCATAATCAAAACGTTAATCAGTATCAGTGAATATAGCGAGTCCCCGGTGAAACGCCGGGTCGACTCTTAAGCTTACTTCCGCTTGGCGATAGAAGCCTAGAGTGAGGTCGACCATACTGAGTATCTCGTTTTGAGAACTCCCGAGGCTTCTTCATAAGAGGTTTGTTGCTGTTTCAGTAGACACGTCACTAAGGGTTAGGACGGCTCTGAATATGGTGACAATAATATTTCTGAATCTGCGGGCTTCCGCTAAGCGGAACTAAACTTAAAATAACTTTACTTCCTAAGATTATAATGTATACCGTAAAACAACTTATGGACATTACCTATCCAATGATAGGTCAAGCTTGAGTATCGTATGCAGTATGACGTAATAACTTCATCCACCTTGTAAACCACGCTATCAATATGGTATACAACTATGAGGGTATGCACTGGTCTTGGCAACATAGAAAAGATTTATTCAATATGAATAAGCAAGCTCAGGGAGCTTTGTTCTCGAGATGGCCTGTTCGTAAAATAGATAAATTCCGGGGAGGAAATTGGAAAGACGTAGACAAGGTTTGAATAGACGAATGCTTCTGTAATATGAACCTTCCTGATAAAGTAATCCCTGCTTGTTGTGAATGCAACTGTACAACTCCTTGTCAGCCAATCAATCTTATGCAGATACTTCCTCAAAACCAACTTTGTGCAGGACAATACCAGATCTCTGGTGGAGCTGTTGCTGGTATGTGAGGAACAGATCAGCGTATTATCAAGGTAGATCTTGGAGGACTACAAGTAGACGACCTTTGGGTAACTTACTTCTGTGGACCTGTTAAGATGGAGAAGTTCTCTGATATCATTCCTGTACCAGATTCCTTTATCCACGTACTTGCTTGGATTATCGCAGCTACAGTTGTGCCAATGCAAGGTATTGCAAGACAGCAGGAAGATCTAACCTACTTCTCATTGTATAGGAAGGAGTTAGATTATCTCAGAAAACACGATACTATCGTACCAGAAACTATCCAGATACCTGATATTGGTGCGAACTTAACAAATACTGTAAGCACAGGTTTTAATTCAGTACTCTCTGAAAAATGGTAGCAGTAGACGGAACAACAGCTTGGGACCTGAAACCTAATAGAGAGAACAGCAATCAGATATTTAATGTACTCTGTAATGTTGTTCCAACTCCTCACCCTTGGACAGGCGCCTGATATAGAAAGAACATAGATCTGACTGCTTCTGAGAAACAACAGTTCTGGTTCGAGAAATGTAAAGGACTTAAGAGGTGCAAGCTGTATGAGTATGACTGCTCTAAAACAGTTCCTCTTGTAGAGTCTAATTATAAATGAGTTGACAATCAGATCTGGTTGAATTCAAACTTCACTGACATAACAACGTTCCAGTGATATAGAATCTTCCTCCGTAAATCTGACTTTAACTATAATCCCTACGGTACTTACTGAGAGCAGTGAGTTATGGAAACCTGAGGAGATTGAGATGAGAATACTTGTGATACTGATCTCAAGCCATCAGAGAAAGCAAAGCAAGAATGGGTAAACAGATCAGTTGCCGATACAGATAAGGATTTGTACTTTGAAAAGTCTCACGGTAGAAGTTGAAGAACGAGACTTTATATCCAGCAGATTGATGAGAAGACTTGTTCTTGAGAAACCTTCGACGACGTAGACGAATCTCCTATCGTACTCGTAAGAGAATACTCTTCATCTCCTTGTAATCCTGATAGATTCGTAAGAGGATATGGAGGTGTCGGAGTTCCAAGAGTGGTTTGTAATCTCGACTGAGAATTCCAAATCGCTATGATCTACTATGGTGGACAAATGTTTGCTTATCTGTATTCACCATTCAAGAAGCCTTTCACTATCCGTCCAGATGATTATGTATATCTTCCTATGCAAGGTATCTATCTGAACGGATTAGTAAAACCTTCAAGAAAAGAAATCGATCTCTTGTCAAACCTTGAGCTTCCTGAGAACGGATACTTCATACCGCAAACCTCAGAGCTTACGCATTTGATTGCTGCTCCAGATCAGAACGAGGGAAAGAATAGTGTCGTCTCTACTCCTATCGGATTTAGATTAAGGTGCTACTCAGAGTATGGAGAGATTCCATACATTGCTGTAGGTAATTCACTGTATTCAATCAACGGTTTCTTTATGGGGCCGAAGTGAGAATGTCAAATCCCTTTGGACTGTATGGTGGATGACTACCTAGAAAAGCAGCCAAGGAATATAACTCCTTGTAGATCATTGCCAGTCTCTGGTAATGAAAGAAGGGTATTCGTATACGACCAAGAAATCCTCGCTGCGAGAAACCAATTCGAGATAACTTGATTCTCTTCTTGGGGAGCTAGGCTTGCATATATCGCTAACTGAGGACTCTATATCTCAGGTACTGGTATTATGCAAGGAGTCTTCTGAGCAGATCTTTCTGTAAGATGAGACCTTGTAAGATGATATAAAAGTATTCCAGCTGGTATCACTGACCTCAGAGAAATGTATACTTCATTACTTCTCTTCTGACCTAGAAGTATCTATGCCTTAAGAGATGAAAATGCTGCGATTACAGGTTCTTACTTGAAAGCTTCTGACGTAGAGGATTGATACTATGCTCCTTGATCATACTTCAATGATGACTGAGAGTTCTTGATCGTGAGAAAGAATAGAGTGCTTGAGACGATGGATTATTCATCATACTATGGAACAATCAAATTCACACCTGACACTTGATTCTTTGTAAACTCACACATTAAAGGTTGCAATCCTTCTTATGATAATATCACGGTAGACGCTACCATCAATCATAGGTATATCTCTATCTATGATAACAATCACGCAGGATTTAGATTCGATCCTCAGACTGGTAAGATTACCAACAATACCCATTATTCTAAGCTGCTTATCTATGACAAGCATTACAATGTATGGTATCACTGGATCATTACCTGAGCGAGAGTTACTCGTGTTAAGGATTGAATATTCCTCTGAGATGGTATCTACTCTAATAAAGGTAGAACTTGGTGATGGGAATCAGATGATACTAAAGGTGGAGAGATTATAGAAATCATCTCTGCGTATGTTGGAGAGGAATGATTGCAAACTCCGAAATTCATTCAGTATGTAAAGACGGCGGTTGGTGATCACTCAAGTATCACAAACGAAAGTATCTGGTCGTATGAACAAACGTTCTGAGGAGAGCGTTTCATACATAGAGTTCCTATCACTAACGCAAGATACCCTCAGCTTCTTGATAGAAAAGATGAGAACTGAGTGATTAAAACGTATGATGATGGATGAACAATCTACTGACACGGTAAGATGAAACCTCATACTTTAATGTCAGAGATCCTCAATTATCAAAGTTATGATTCATTAACAACAGTTATTGACTCAGACCCAATGACTTCCGAGACTACTATGTGAATGTACGCCTCAATCAAAGAAGCGATATGAAGACCAGCGAATCTCTTGGAGTTGACAATATCTGCCAAGTGACTAGACAATGTCCAGTTCGGTTCTTTCTACATTAGTTATTATGTTCTTGACGCTGACTATGAGCATATCGAGAACACTAATATAATGATCTCAGATTTCTCAGATAGAGTAGATGATCTGAAAATCAATAAATGAGAATACTGTCAATCAGTATTAGCTGGCTCTGCCTGCTAGGTTTTAATTCTTATTATTACTAAATGCCTACATTAGACGACGTAATCAATTATGTCCTTACTACTGAGGAGCTTTCAGATTTGCCTACAATCGCCGACGCACTTAACGAAAGGTTTGCTTCGGAAATCGGATTGGCTATCGAAGAAGCTGCTGAAGTAGAAGAAGCACCAGCAGAAGAGGGTGCGCCTGCTAAGGAAGAAACTCCTGCTAATTTACCTCCACTAGGACTTTAATGGAAAATCAAAAGATAGAAAAGCTTTGGGCTATTATCTCTGCACTCTCGAATGAAGAGCAAAAAGAACTTGCTGAGAGAGTTAAAAACATAAAAGAGCTTAGTCCAAGAGTTAAAAAAATGGTTGGGCTTTTTGAGAAGCTAAATGAAGAAGAGAAATCAGAATTTTTTAGAAATGTAAAAACCACTGATGAATGAACAAGCGAGGCAGATAGCTCTGCAGAAGTTGAATGAAGCGGTGAGCCAACCCCTAACACAACACCAGACGGGGGAGCAGATAGTGAACCAAGCAAATAATAGCGTACAGAAAAGTATTTCTAAATATGACGCTACTATGCAAAGTTTACTAACTGGAGATAAAGCTATCGACGCATTGATCAGGACGCCTGAATCTCAATGGTCTCCGTATCAAATCGCTGTAGCTAATCTCAATAAAGACCTCAGAGACCGCAATAAAAAATTCCAGCAAGCGAATGATAAGAAGCTGGTACTAGAAAATCAGCAAGCAAACATTGCTTCTGCAGGACAAATTATGATGGCGGCATATCGTGACGCTATGAATAAATCAGAAGCAAGTGCAGAAAAACAAATGAACGCTAATACTTTGAACGCTAATATCCAAGCAGGTTCAGCAATCTCTGGATCTGGTGGGTTATCAAATAACCCTGCCGCTGCAGCTCAAACAAGGCTAACAGCACATAACCAAGCGAATGCTCAGAATATGCAGATCGCAGCGAACAGAGACGCAACATTAGCAAACCTTACAGCTCAGGGAGCAAACGCAGAACTTCAAGCTGCACAAGCTCAGAAACAAATGGAGTTGCAAGAGAAACAAATCAATGCGAATATTGATAATGCAAACAAGCAGTTGGCAAACGCAGCTGCTCGTAGTCAGTACTCTACTACTTCTAAGGGCGGTAACGGTACAAGTACTGTTACTAAAACATTCGACCCTAGTAAGTTTACTATTGGTAAGGATGGGCTTGCTTACTCTAGTGATGGTAAGACAGTTATTAAACCCGGACAAGAAGGGTTTGATGATATTAAAGCATATCAAGATAAGCAAACACAAGAGATAAAAGGTAAACAAGATCTTATTGCTCCTAGTATCGCTGCTCTCGTTACTGCTAATCCAAATGCAGGGGGAGTAATCGCTGGGCTATCAAGTCTTCTTGGTAGATCACTTTAACATTTAATGACACTCAATGACAGAATACAAATTACCTCCAAAGGAAGCTGTGCTACCAAACGGTAGAGTATCAGCTATTTGAGTAGAAGAAACAGAAAATATCTTCGGAATTGAAAGGTTGACTGATCTAAAAGATATCGACTATTCAGCTCTGAAAAACCCAAAGCTTGGATATATCTACTTCCTAGGGTACAGACCTCAGGTTGGTACAGATAAGAAATTCGCTTTCTTTCCTGTAAAAGATCCAGCTTACAAGTGACAAGACGTATAACTTTATTTATAACGCAAATCTATGGGTAATACACAAGACAACTGCGGACCAGATATAGCTGGATTTTGCAACGCCTTAGATAATTGCCCTACGATAGGACAACTGAAAGCTACTGATCAGCAGATCAAGAACTGGGTTAAAAACGTTGAAGATAAGATTGAACTTAGAAATCCATCAGCTGATAACCAGATTGCTAAAGGATTAAAACAGAGAATGGAGGAAGCGGAAGCTTGCTGTATTGATAATCAAAGAAGAATGGATGAACTCAACAGAGTTATCTGAGAAGTCTGAGATAATGTTACTTTCCTTAAGAACTGGAATATCAGACAAGACGCTCAAATGAAGTGACTTGTAAACAAAGTTGTTATAGACAAAATCTATTCTAACTTTGAAGAATGGCTTGAGAATGTATATATCCCTCAGTGTGATTCACTGGAGAATAAATATATTGAAGGTAATATCTATGTAAACGTTAGTCAAGCAGACAGTGCTAGAAACGCCACTTATGTAAATGTTAGGAAGCGGCGAGATCAAAGTCCTTGCTCAGCTAATGACTGGCAAGAACTTTATTATACAGCTCCTGCTGATACGCTTTCAATTCTTGGTATCGATCCGATTAAAGTTGATCATCCTTCAAAGCATACGTGGACAATCTCAATCGTACCAGAGAAACTCTCTGATATGATTGCTTGACTAAGAACACTCGACCTTTCTAAGGTAGACGTGACGCTCGGTCCTGTATACTTTGAACCGATTTTCAAAGAGTCGGCAACGATCCAAGAGAACCTTACCGTAGGAAATACAACTAAGACTAAGCATTTAGAAGCAGATAATGCTCACATAAAAAAAGCTTGTATCGAAGAGATGACTTGTGATACCAAGTTTACTGGCCATCCACAATTCGAAAACCTTACTGCTGACAAAGTTATTACAAAGAACATAACTTCTCAGTGAGGGGTCGTAGAAATGAATGGGAACATTAAACTTGAGGGTCACGTAGAAATCCCAAAGATTGAATGAGATATTAGAATCGAAGACAAACTTACCGTTCCTGACGTAAATGTTACCGTTAAGGTCGAGACTCCTGTCTTGAGAGTATCACACGATACTTACCTTGGTGGTAATACTTATATCGATGGACCTGTTACCTACAGGGACAGGAACGATAGCGCTGCTGAGCCAGTGTGTTTAGATAATGCTATCAAGAATCTCTTTAGACCTTCTTGGTGAATGTTTAAGCTTTCTGGATCAATGCACGCTAATGGAGAGCCTAACGGTACTTGTTGAGGTATTGGTAGCAATATCATTAAAACCTTCAACGATCACCAAGACAATCCAGTAAGTGTTAAAACGGTCGGAGATCCTGATAACCAAACAAGACTGGAGTGGATTAAAGATTTCTGATGGACACCTTGAGTGTTTATGACTGATATCCCTTGAATAGGACAAACTGTTGTAATCAAGTGAGACGGTGCTGACGCTGGTATCTATCAAGTAAACTATAACCTCACAGTAAGGATACAAGACTTTGACGCACAAACAAAGAACAATATTACCTCTGCAAGATCAGGACTCGTAATTTATAATATGACTAAGCCAGAGTCTGGATTTATTATCGATGATAAATTCCACCCTGAGAAAGATTCATTCGAATTCGAATGGGTACACTCTCACGGATTTTATGACGATAACTATCCATCAGGAAGCAATGATACAACGAACCCTGCTACACTGTACTATAGAAGTTATCCAATGGATAATCTTGCTAATGGTCACGCTCAGAATCCTCCTTTCAAAAGTTATGTTGCTAGGAGTTTGGGGTACTATACCTTCACGGTATCTACGCTCATCTGAGTAAAAGAATATGTAGCTGTAGCTCCGTTCATTAAGCTAGCTTCTGGTATCCTTAACGGCACTCAAAGTTACAAGCTTGATATTACAACAGGTGTATGGAATACAGGAGGACAATCTTCGTTCTCTGTACATAAAATTGCTAATCTTTGACAGCCATTTGAATATCACTGTTGAAGAGACAATTAGTTTATTTATTACTATTTATTAAGAAAATGCCTACTACTACAGGAAAGCCTTGCAATGTAAGACCAACTTCAACAACAAAGTTGAAGGCTTATGATGATTGCCACGGAGAGTTCGAGATAGCAGTTGGTGACTTGCCTAATGTCCCTGAAGCGGATATTTGTGCTGTTGTTGCTAACTGTCCAACTATTGTATCTCTTCAGCAAAAAGACGCGCAATTACAAGCGCAAGTTAACCTTATCGAGAACGATAAGTTTAACGACATTAATACTAAGATCAATCAGCAGAACACTGAGATTAACGGTATTAAAGAAAAGAATAACCAACAGGATTTCGTTATCGGTGAAATCAACGATAACATTACTACTCTTAAGAACTGGAATATTAAACAAAATCACCTTATCGAATCTCTACAAGCTAGAGTAATTCTTGATAAGACGTTTAATAACTTCGAAGAGTGGGTGGAAAATGTATATGTACCACAAGCAAACGCTCTTACAAATAAGTATGTTATGGGTGATATGTATATCAACGTAAGTCAGTCAATCGCTGCTACTAACGCTACATATGTAAATGTTAGAAGTGCAAATTCAAGAGCGCCATATTCAGCTAATGATTGGCAGAAGTTGTACTACTCAGCTCCAGCTGACGTACTAAGTGTGCTTGGTATTGACCCTATCGAAGTGTCTCATCCATCAAAACACACTTGGGCTTTGTCTTTGAATCCTACTAAATTCCAAGACTATATGGCTCAGCTTAGAGAACTTGATCTTTCTAAGGTAAATGTTACTCTTGGTGAAGTATATTTTAATCCAGTTATTAAGGAGTCTGCGACTATTCAGGAAAACCTAACAGTTGGAAACACTACTACTACTAAGGATTTAGTTGTGCAGAATGGTGCAACTATTAAAGACCTTACAACTACAACAGCTAAGCTTGGAACAGTAACTGCTCCTGTAACTTTCAATGAGAAAGTAACAGTAACTGATACTGTAGAAGCTACTACTCTTGTAGGTACTGGTACAGCTACAATCAAGAACGCTACACTTACTGGATCAACTAAGATCGAAAGAGTAGATGGAGACTTGTATGCTTCAGAGAATGTAAGAGTTGGAGAGAAGTTAACCGTAGGAGGAGTTGCTAAGTTTGATACAAGAGCAGAAATTAACACTGCTGTAGTATCTAGTAGACTTGAAATCCCTACTGCTGATAATATTAAAATCGGTGGAGTAGACTTCCAGACTTGGCTTCTTTCATTCGGTAATGCACACTGGCAACCTAAATAATTTTTAATCTCTAAAGTAATTATAGACTATGGTATTAGACGTAGCATATCCATTTGGAGATTTGACTCTTAGCGACTTGCTTGCAGTATCTAGCTGCGAGCTTGTCCCTAACTCTATTCCTCTCTTTGATGGTAAAAGATGGAAACTCGCTCCTCTTCCTAGCGGAGGTGGAGGATGAGGAAACTCAGCAGACGTTGAGGAACTCAAAAGAAAAGTGAGAGAACTTACTGATAAAGTAAATCAAAACACTACTAAGACTAGCAAGATAACAGAACTTGAAAGTAAAATCTCAGAACTTACTCAGAAGATAAATGATCTTCAGACTTCTGGTGGAACTAATACTACCAAAGTTACTGAGCTTACTAACAAAGTTGCTCAGCTAGAAACTAAAAACCAGCAACTAGAAACTAAGGTAACAGACCTTACTCAAAAGCTTACTCAGTTGATTACAAAAGTTGATGGACTCGAAGCTAAGCTACCATTCTTCGGATCATTCACTATGAATGGTACAGCTGCAGAGCATTCAGATACAAAGGTAACAGAAGGAACATTCCTATCTTACAATATTTCAGGTGAGGTTAAGGGACAAACTCTTGATCTCAGTGTTGAGACTGGTAAGATTAAAGCAGCTTCTGACGCTTCTGAAAACTTGACTATTAACTATATGGGTATTAAGGCTTAGTTTTTATTCTTTATAATATAAGATATAAATGGCTCATTTAGTTGCAAGAATCTCAAAACCAAGAGCCGCTAATCAAAAGAAACTACAGAAGACTTTTTCAAACGAGTCTTCTGTGGTAATCTTAGATTCAGCTATTAAAAAAGACTCTTTCGTTGTATGGACGTTCCAAGAAAACTTAGACGCAGATATCGAAATCCTCCTTGATACAGGGAAGATGACGATCAATGCGACTAAGAATATCACTGGAACTATCTATATTGGGCTTCTTAATATTTAATCTTTAACAGAAGACCGTTATGAATAACGCTTGAAGAATAATTGACAGAGACCTTAAACCTGAAAACATAAAAGCAGGTGTTAATATCTACGGAGTAACAGGAACCTTGAGGACAGCTACCTGAAACTATACTACAACAAATGGTAAAAACTTTGGTACGCTATTAGAAGTAGAAGATATGTGATGAATGCGAGGAACTGGTTACCAGTACCAAGGTTGAGTTCTTGGTAGCAACTATGTAGCTGGTGGTTGGTACTACCCATTCGCTTTCAATAGCGGAGATAAGTATTACTTCTGAGGACTAAGAAAATGTGAATGTACAAATAGTTGTTCTGGTAAAGCAGATGTGTTCCAAGTAATTATCTATACTCTTGATAAAACAACCAAAACAATTACTTATAGATACGAAACTTTGTGATACAACTACCCTCCTAGAATTGACGATATCCACGAAGTGTCTCCAGTTACTAACTGGATAGACTATGGTAATGAACTTAAACTTTTCCTTTGGAGAGATTCTAGTAGAAATAACTATGTAGTTGCTGCTTCGTATACTATCAACAAAACAACGGGGGAAGTGACAAGACAGTTGCCTACTGGTAGTAATGAGTTCTGAGTTATCGGTGGTCGTGATAGAATTAAAAACATACCATCACTTGGCTATGATAGTACAAAGCCTATCTCACAATTAGAACCTAATAGTGATGATGGTAAAATCTATAAAGGTACTGTTCATAAAATTGGAGACAATCACAAGTTCTTCTTCCTCGTCGGATACGACAAATTTTAATTTACAATTTAGAAATCTATGGCTAAAATTGTAGAACAGATAGTGAATCTTAAAGCTATCAAACAAAAGCTAGACCAGATTTCTGCAGGAACTGTAAGCATTATCGACAACCTCACGAGCTGAGGTTCCGATAAAGCCCTGTCCGCAGAACAAGGTAAAGCTCTAAAAGATCTCGTGGATACTGCGAATAGAGAGATTACTGCTATCAAGAGGATCCTCCAATCTAGTGACGTGAACCTTGATACTATCGAGGAAATCATCACAAAGATTAAGGCAATCGACAATGCTCTAGGATGAGTTTCTACCGTGATCGAATCTAAAAAAAATGAAGTTCTCACTACTATGAGAGAAGAACTTAATCAGAAAGTACAAGAGCTGACTAACTTAATAAACACAAAAGCAAGCACAGCAGATATCGTAGATAACCTCACAAGCGACGCAACCAACAAAGCTCTCTCTGCTAAGCAGGGTAAAGTTTTGAAGGGGTTAGTTGATGGGGTAACTACGACTGCTGAGGCTAATAAACAAAAGATCACGGATATGGAGCCTAAGGTTACTGCGAATACCAGTGCAGTGGCTACACTTACGAGTAAAGTAAGTACCCTAGAAAGCACTAGCCAAGGATCTACTACTCAGCTTGAAGGTAAGATTGCTACTGAAACTCAGGAGCGTAAAGACGCAGACTGAGCTATGAAAACTGAACTGCTTGGTAAAATTCAGGAAGTGGAAACTAAGAGAGCTGAGAGGGATAACTGGGCTAAGACTCAGATCGAAACTGAGTTGCCTAATAAGATTACTCAAGTAGATGGTAAAGTAACTACGAACACTCAGGGGCTAGCAACTCTTAAAAGCCAATTTGAAACCTTCAAAGGTACAGCTACAAAGTTCGACCAAGCTAACATAAAGAACACGCTTGGTAGAGTAACACACGCTACAGACGGATGGCTAGCTGCCGAGGATTTCAATAGAGGTATCGGTAGACTTAATGCTCCTCGCGCATTTCTCACTGACGCTGAACAGGCTATGATCAGCGGTGTTGGAGAGAATAGATTGGCGTTCTTGCCATTTGAACAGGCTAAAATAGAGTATAGTGTTGATGGTAACACTTGGTTACCAGATACAAGTAACTATACAGAAGCCGTACATAAAGATATCTTTTCTTGACAAAATGCTGCTTCGCTTAGGTATAATTGACAGAAGTGAGCTAAGTTCTTTAGATTAACTTTAGATAGCTTCTCTAATGATACTACTAATGAAAGATATTTCCAAGCTAGTATGTTATATCTCCGAATGCAAACAGACAATGTACCTTGCCATATATGGATTGAAAGAGCTACTGTAGGTCAGCCTGATACTTGGTTGTCTCTCGTAACGAAGCAAAGTACTGTAGCCAACTGGCCTTGAGTTGCTGTTATTAACTTTAATCCAGCAACATTCTGAGGTAATACAGACCAAGCTACTAATAACAGAAAGTATAGAATCAACTTCCATCTTCCTAGTAGATCTGGTACTCAGTCTTTTGGATTAGGTAGTGTTAGATTATACTGACCTAACCTATATAGGGGTGACTCTCCATTAGTTAGAAATGGACAAATGTATGAATGGGATAGTGATAAGAATGTAACTTTCCCAGCAAAAGTCTCAGTAAATACTGAGCCTACCGAAGAGAAGGATGTGGCTACTAAGAAGTATGTAGACAGTAAAACTGGAGGAGTCCCTGATACCAGAACTGGTTGAGGACTACTTAAATTCTGGACTGGAGATAAAACCCAGTTCGACGCGATAGCGACTAAGGACGCTAACACGATTTATTTTGTAAAAGAATAATCGCTTTTAGTTTATAATCAGCTTATATATGCTGAAACTTAACACACAAGATTTAACTCCTTATCTCTGAGGAATTAAGTTAAACTCAGTACGATGGTGAGAGAATAAGGTATGGCCTGTAGGTAACCTCAAATGAACTTGGTGGGAACCTGACGAGAATGTTGTGTATTGGGAATCTATGAAATGAGGTAACTATTCGATTGCGAAATCTTGAATTAGTAATCGTTTCCTTTGCGAATATCAGTGATATACTAGTACCTTCCCGGGGCAGTCTTATTATGCTATACCCTTTGATTATGATGAATTTAGTATATCTGCGAGTGTTCTGCTACATAATACTTCTTGATATCAAGTTCTTTTTAGATGGTCTGACTCTTCTGGTAATGACACTGCTAGAATGTATCTTACCTGATATGGTTGATGACCTGTACTGAGAATAGGGGATGATGAAACATACTATATTTGAGTTCAATTATGAGTATGATATGAAACTCAGATATTTGTATCAGTTAGTAAAACTCGTGTATTTGTAGTCATAGATTGAGTTGTTGGATTCAACAATGTAAGGCATAAAACTTGACCTATGCAAAGGAGGTCAAACTATAACTTCTCTATATTTAACAGATGGTATAACCCTTCAGAATGAATATCGGGAACAGCAAGAGACGTGGTTGTTTGGAACAAAGCATTAACTCCTCAAGAATACGACAACTTCCTTGAAAAGAGAAAGTATGATATTACTTACAGAATCAATCCTTTCACTGAAGTTTATTGGGCGAATAATTACTGAAACAGAATGTATCTTAAAAGATGAACTGGTACTTATTCTATGGCTGTAGCAACGCCTGTAGAAGAGCCTTGAGGAGCTTGATATTTCTTTAACAATGGTAATCATATAGATACAAAACAAACAACACTTCCAAAAAGCTGGACATTCTCTATGTGGTTTAAAACACCAAAAACTTATACGTATGCTACGATTGCTTCTCTCGTTTGAACTTATATGTGATATCGTGGTAAGGCTGCTTTTATATTATGACTCTCTTGTAGAGATACCGATAGTTGAAAGATAGGTTTTTGGATGAGAGATGATTCAGGTAAAGAAGTCAATGCTTCTATAGAATGAGATCATCCTTGAGTTAATAAATGGAATCACGTTGTTGTTAGTTATAATAAATCCACTAAACAGTTGTTGTTCTCAACAAATGGTAAAGTGGATTACAGAGAAACTATAGATCTATGACCTATAAACTTCAATTCTCTTACTATATGATGAGGTAGGCAACCTGATCAAAACATAAAATGGCCTTTCACTTGAGTTATACAAGAGTATATTTCAGAATGAAAAGCTTGGACCGAAGCGGAGATAAAGGAATATTATAACAGGACGAAGTTTAAGTACACAAAAGTAAATAGTTATACACCTAAGAGTTACGCGCAGGGGTGACGTACGGTTCAATACTTCCCTTTCTTTGACGATTACAAAACTAAGATGAGCTACAACGTCCCTTACGATTCTCTAAGAACAACTTGAAACAGTACTTGGATACACGATAATGCGGTATATATACCGTCCCATTGAGTTTTTGAACCTCTATCTGTATGAGGGTTTGAAGGGACCACTGTGTCATTTTGGATGAGAACTGCGCATTACACTAGCCAATTCTGTCCCTTCTATGTATCTTGATCAATAAATTGAGGCCACACAGTATATTGACTATATGTTAACAATTGAAATCAATATACTTTTAGAACGCGAGACGTAGCAGATATCACTGTAACTTCTAATCGTTATGTATTAACTGATAACAGATTTCATCACGTTGTTATGACTCACGATAAAGCTAGTTGAACAAAAAGATTGTTTATAGACTGAGTAAAATTGTGAGAAGCTGTATCTCCATTTACAGACTGGAGTGCAAAAGATGACAGCTGAGTTTATAAGTGGTTCTTGAACTGAGCCTCAGTAAGAAACGAAAGAGATACTCTTAATGCTCAGAAAATAGCTTACAGGGAATTTATTGTTGAACAGAAAGCACGAACGGAAGAAGAAGTAAAAAAATATTACGAAAAAACTAGACCTTATTTAAATTATTAAACAATGCAACCAATTAATGAAGCTTGAGCGATTGCAGGTGTATTTTGAGGGATAAGCCTCTCTGCAATCCTAGGATACTTTTGAATGAGTATCGAAATGACCACAATACTTTGAGTACTTCTCTTCGCTGACTTCGTATTAGGAGTCACTAGAGCGAGGTATTTCAACAGAGCTAGTGTAACTAGCACTAATATGTACAAAGGATTAACAAGAAAGATCACAAGATTCATCCTTCCGTTCCTTATGATAAGTGCGCTGAAGTGAGCTTGAGTGTCTAATCTTGAATCTGTCTCTTATGCAATCGTAGGAATCATCATCGTGTCTGAGGGGTATTCTTGTCTAAGACATATCTATACTATCAACACTGGTAAAGACCTTCCTGAGATCGACGCTTTCGAACTCGTATTGCAGAAAGTTCTTCCACTCTTCTCTAGTAAGCTTGGTAAAGAAATCAAACCGCTAGAAGAAAAAAAGCAGGAAGAAGATACAAAGCCTAGTTCTTAATAGGCTGCAGACCATCTCTGTGGCTTCACCGAGATGGTTTGTTTTTACTTTCTAAACTACATAACTAATGTTTAGACGACAAGGAATAAAAGAAATTCCAAATCAAAGAGACGAGGCTGCTTGTACTGCTTTCGCTCTCTGCTCTATCATCAATGGGTTTAAGGATCCAAAGTATAAAGCCGAAGGACTCGAGCGAGAATACCTGAATGGTTCAGACTTCTTTGCTCTCGTAAACTCTAAGTATCCAGCTGATATCCAAGGTTCGCTTACTACAACTCAGGCTCTTGTATATGCCAAAGAGATGGGGTATATTAAGGATTATTCTACTATCAAGCTCGATCAGATTACTTACGATATGTTCAAGCTCGTATTCAAAGCAGGTGCGCTTCTTATCCTTAATGTGAATAAGATAGACCGAGAGAAGATTACTGCTAGCAACCCAGTAGCTCAGTTCGCAAAATGAGGGGTACCTCACGCTGTTGCTTGAGTAGATTATGATGACGAAAACCAAGTTATCAAAATCCTCAACTCTCGAGGAGAAGAACGAGGAGATAGAGGATACTTCTATATCAAAGCAGCTGACCTCGCTCAGATGGTATCTCGAGCGCAGATTGTATTCGACTCGTCTGATAAAGAAAATATGGCTAAACTCAACTACAAAAATATGTTGAGTAAAGCTATAAAAATTATCTCAGACCAGTGGAAATATGGAACTGAAGATGAGCAACAGGCGATGAACTTCGCTAACTCTATGCTTCGTAAGGTCTGTCTCAAACAGAATCACCAGTATAATATGGACAAGAAGAAGGCTACTGATTTTATCAATAAATATTTGTAATAATGTATCCATTCACAGATAAGGTTACTACCACCAAAAAAAGTAGATGAGTAAACCCTTGCTATGGTATTGTTATCCACCACACTGCAGGAGGAACTTACAAAGGTAATATGAATTATCTTTCTGAAAGATCCCCTAAACCAGAGGACCGCAAGAATACTGTATCTGTACATTTTGTAATTTGACCAGACGGTGAATGCGGTAAGATCGGAGACCCTAAAGATATCCTCTGGCACGCTGGTAACGGTAGCTGGGGAAGAACTCCTAATGTTAACTATGTTATGATGGGTATTGAGGTTGTTGGGTTCGGTGAACCTAACGAGAAACAGTATGAAAGACTTACTGATTTGGTAGAATATCTTATGGGAAACTTTCCATCTGTAGAACGTATCAATATCATCAGACACTCAGACTGTACTCAGGCTAGAGAATTTACTAAAGATAAAATTCTTTGGGATGGTAAGAGGAAAGTTATCAAACGAGATATCTGACCTAAATTTTTCCCAGAAGGCTTTGAGAAATGGAGAGAAAACCTCCAGCCTAAACAGGTATCTAAATACGGAGAAGCTGAATAAACTTCTCCTTGTAAAATCGAAAAAAATGATTATACTTACATTTGTTTTATATGTCAATAAGATTTATGAAAAGAAAACGAATCCTGAAAAAGGATCCCCAATATACCGCTCCAGACGGTACAGTTCATAAATGAACGACACAAAAAGAGTTTGACGAAGTAGTGAAATCTTACACTCCTGACTACGATATTCTAAGGAATAGAAAAGTCGGAGATACTACTGCGAATGATATTTTCCTTCAAGCTCTTGATAAGTTTGGTGAGAACCCACAGGCTTTCTCTCCAGAACAAATCCAAGCGCTTAAGCGAGCTGCTGCAAGTCTTGGATATATTTGACAAGAGGAGACGCCTAAAGCGACAACAACGCAGACTGAAACTCCTCCACAGCAAAACACTAAGTCTCAGGACGTTGCGAAGCAGACACCTGCTCCTAAGAATATCTATAAGAATCTAACTTCTACTGGTACTGCCACTCCTCAGGGTACTGAGAAGGATAAACTTCAGCAGTGAGGTAGACAAGCTTTATATCAGTTTATGTTATAATGATAGAAATGCAGGTTGGTACAACTCAAGAAGATAGCTCTATGGAATCTGTTATGTGTATAAGCAGGTCAATAAACAACGCTATCACTGACGCTTATATGGCTATTGCTAGATTGAGTTGCAATAACAAAGCAGAGCAGCTTGCTCATCTCAAGGAGAAGATCATTCCGCTCTTACTGAATGTATCTGATGAAATATCAAATCTGAATAAATCACTATTTGATATTCCTGTTAAGGAAGAAGTGAAAGTTTGCCCTGAGTGCTGAGCTGAGTTAGAAGACTGAGCTACTCAGTGTCCAGAATGCGAAACTGTTTTAGATACTAACAACTAGTATGAAATGCTTAAAAAATTTATTAACGCTGAAACGTGATCAGCCGTTGTATTTTGACGTGATTTTGATCTCTCAAAAGAAGCGTGGGAAAAGAGTTTGTGAACTACGATTGAGTGATCCGTTTCTTTAATAGAAGCTGATGAGCCTAAGAAGAAGGCTGAGAAGAAAGAGGTTAAAAAAGAAGAAGAGTCTTTACCTACTAAGAAAGAAGAGTAATGGCTTGTACCCCTTGTCAGCAAAGAGCTGAGGCTAGAAGGCAGGCTATGATAGCTGCGGCTATTGAACAGAATCCAGAGCTTGCAAAATCTATCGGTATTGTTCAGAATTCATATTCAGATCCTGTAACCACTCTACCTAGACACGAGGGACCTACGGAAGGTATCCTTCCAAGAATAGAGGAAATGCCACATAGTTCTGTATGGAACGATGGCTATCTCGCTTTTATGCAGAGTAGATGAAACAATGCAGTGCAATGAGAATAAGATAAAAAAACTATTAGCTTGGGAAATGTTCAACAACCCAGCTACTAATCCAGAAGGATTACCACTACAATACTTTGAAGATAGAGTTAGAAATCAACCTATGACTCCGCAGCTTAAAGCTGAATACAATAAGGCAAAGGTAACTTTCCCTAAGTATGGAGTAGAAAATGATTATTCAAAAATGGAGACTTTATCTGCTAGGATTGACTAATGGTTGTACATAACTTTTATGATAAGTATACCATCAATGACGCTAACTTCGGTTGTCAGAGAGTTATCGTAGCGGACTGTCCAGAATGAAATAACTCTGGGTCTCACCGCTATGCTTCTCTCTGTGAGCTGCTCGAGAATTGTCCTTGAGTAAAACAGCTTACGAGACCGTGTATCGTTGACGCTCTTAACAACATTACAAATCTTAACGGATTTACTACTACCGACCCTAATAAAAGATTCCTTCGTGTAACTTCGAACGGTTGTCTCGAGGTCGCTAGTCCTTGTGTTTGTAATGACTGAGACCGTCTGGTAGCAGCGTCAAGAGGTGACCAGAATCCGGGGACTTTGGATTCCAAAGTCAAAGGATCTTGTTCACACGATGGATTATACTGTATCGATATCGAAGAGGCTTGACCTCAAACGTTGGTATGGAGACCAAGCGGACCAAATGGTCCATTCATCAATCCTAAAATGCCTACAGATAAAAACTGTGCGGCTTCTTGTTTCGACGTGAAGCTCTGCAATGTCTGAGGTAAACGAGAGGTAGATTACCAATGTCCTGAAGAAAGTAATAAGACTCAGTATCTTCTTGCTGTATGGACTGGAGGTAAAACTGCTATCTCTTGTAAAGGTAGAACTGTAAGATATTATGCGAAGCATAGGAACTCAAGAGGTCCTATCGACGCAGGAACTGTAGATACTTCTGACTCATACTTCGATGGAGATTGGGTAATCAGAGGGACAGAGGCTTTCGGTAAGCCTAAGTCTTATGGTGTATTTACTATTAACGAACCGTGAGTATATAACATAACCTACTCTTGTTACGTAACAGGTAAACAAACCTGTAACGCTATCAGAGCAGGACTTTGGCACGACGCCAACTGAGCGCCTATGGAGTTAGCTGACTTCAAATATGACTGTGGTGAGGTATGGTTGTCTGGTATGGATAGGTTTGACCACCCTCCATTCAACAGACTATGGCCTGACCAATGGAATAAAGAGAAGATGACTAATAACTATACGGCTGCAGGTTGGACTCTCGAGCAAACAGGATTCTCATTCTCGAGATCATACAATCTCAATGTTAGAAGGTCGGGAGTAGAAATCTACTTGACTGTAAAACCTGATATGAGAACGAATGACCCTAGAGTTATTCCTGCGAACGACTACAACGAGAGATATATGATGACACTTGAAGGTGCTGATGGTAATGCTTATGGTGCAGCTACTTCTATTCAGGTAGTAAAGATCTCTGAATCTGTACCTGAGAGTAGACTTTTAGATATTAGTGTTTAAGAGAATGGACGAACAAAAAGCCCAGATTAGAGAGGTACTTGAGTTTATGAAATCCGAGGACTTCAAAAATCTTCCAGAAGATAAGCAACAAGAGATTACCGAAAAGGCTAAGCTCTTAGTTGAGAACTTCAAAAAACATACTCCAGACGGTATGGTGTCCGCTCCAGCGGAACCTACTCCCGAGAAGCCGCAGGCTCCTAAATGGATTATGAATTACCTTTAATGGTATCAACTTCCTCTATCCTAGGTAAACAGAGGAATCTGATATATATTTATATTAATTAATTAAAAGAACTATGGCTTTCCCAATTACCGCTAAAGTAAAGTTCAGAACTCTTAAAACTAAGGGGGCTGACAACGGAGTTGAAACACAAGTCCTCAAAGAACTAACAACTGGTTTTGATAAAGATAATCACAAGGTAGAAGCTCTTGTTGATCTTCCTGCTACTATTGCCGACCTTAAGGCTGGTAACTCAGGAGCAGTTATCAACGGAGTACCAGTTAAAAGAAAGGATGGATACGCTCCATATTTCGGTGTGGTTAAAAGAAACTACCCACTTTGGAAACACGGGGTACACTCACCTGAGTGGGAACTCGTGAAGAACTACGGTGAGTATTTCTTGGAATCAAAACCTGAATAGTAATGTTTCGCCTCCAACATAAAAAGAGGCAACTTTAAAATCCACGTATTTGGAACACGTGGTAAATAGGACTTCAAAAAAAGGACCGCAGGTGCAAACCCACGGTCTTTTTTATATTCTCTTTACACGGAGAACTTGAAGAATGGTAGATTGAAATCTCTAGCTACGAAGTTAAACATAGCTGGGAGTGTTTCATCTAGTTTGTAGTTGAGTACAGGGACTTCAATTTCAGAGTTCATAAACAATTCATTCAATTCGTCCTCTGCAGCCTTAGCAGTTGTATTTTGGATTCTATCCAATACCTTCTTTCTGATATCTTCAGCTGACATAGTCTCTTTCTTGAGCTTAGCCATATCTGTTTCTTTAGCTACCTGCTCCTCAAGTTCCTTGTTGAGCTTCTCACCAAGTTCCTTTTTCTTCTCTTCGAAGTTGATATCCTTTAGTACTCTCTGAGTTTCCTCGTCAACTACCTTAAGGAATGCTTCGAAAGCTAGAGCGGTCTCCCATTTCATAGGAGTCTTGATAGCTTGTACGAGGATCTTCTGAAGATCTCCTGCTTCTTTAACCGTAGTTTTTACTAATTCAGTCTTTTTCTTTGCTGCCATTTGTCTTGTTATTAAATGTAAAATTATACAGGAACTACATCGAGTAGTATCCCCGGATTAAGCTGCTTCGCTCTTTCTGCGTAGTCGAAAGCTTCTTCCTTATTCCTGAAAGTTCTACCAAGCCCCATATAGGTCTTGATTTCTGTAGGCATACCATCAGGACCGTAGTCACGGATGATACCACTAACTTCCATAACCTTGTAAGGCGTCTCCATAACAGAGAGCTGTCTTTCTGTTTCTTGTATTGACTCAGGTTGTACTGAAACTTCTTCAGTTTTTTCAGTACCTGTTTTAATACCGTCGACTTGTGTTTGGATATCATTAATCTTCCCAACAAGTCAACCTACAAGATTGATAAGCTGATCGATCTTTTCGGCGTTACTCTTGGTCTTTTTACTGTGTGCCATAATCTTATTTCAGTTTAAGAACTAAATTGACAAGATATTGTTTGTTATTAATATTCCTTATCTCTCTCTTTCAACCTCTTTCTCTGTAAATATCCTTAAGTTCCTTGACTGTTTTTCAGATCAGAACTGCCTCTTCAGACTCTTCTTCCTCCTCAGTTTCCTCTTCTTCCTGTTCCTCTTCCTCATCCTCTTCCTCTTCAGTCTCAATTTCTTTTTCTTCTAAAGAACCGAGATCTACAGCAGCCTCTTCTTGCTCTTCTATTTCAACAGGATCTTCTGCTTTAATTTCTGTAGACAGATATCCTGCAGTAACCTGAGGACTGTATGTGGTTTCTCTTCTCTTGTAGAAGTCTTCATTCTGGTCAAGGACTGTAGATACAGGAACGTAAAGAGTACTTGATGGAGAGTTTGGTACTGTTTCTCTACGAGTACGTTCCACGTATCTCCTCTGCAGTTCTTCTGCTCTAGCGATGTCTTCAGCGGTCAAAGAGTCATTTCTTATTGTAATCATCCCACCATTTTATGATATAAAATTCTAGTGCGTCAGTTCAATCAGACATTTTTAATCAGTTAATCATAAGCCAAGATACCATAGGAGGATATCAAGAGACAAGATTATCAAAGACCTTATCAACGTATCCTTTAGTATACTCCCGGCACTTTAGTCTTTTCGACCAAGTTGCTCCAGTATTTCTACGACCCACTCAAGTACGACTATAGATTGGATAGTATTCGATATCTGTAAATCAAAGTACCTCAGTCATCTTCTTCATAAGAGGATTACTGTCGTAGTTATTATTAAGGTATCTTCTCAGTGGCTCTTCTATAGGGAAGCCACGTCTTGGCTTCTTTCTCGTAACTGCTATAATATCTGCTCTTGCGAGTACAGAAAATGTCTCTCGCACTTCTTGTAGTTCTTTTATGATCTGTTTTTCTATATCAAGATCACTGTTCTTTTTGAACACCATTGTTCTAAATTAAGGAGTAAACAAAATCAATACATTCATCTGTTTGAGAGTTAATATCCTCTCATAAGTTAGTCCATATCTTAGCTAATTGAGTTACTGTAAACTGCTTGTGTAAACTTTTACAGTAAAGATATTCAGTAAAGTTTCCGAAGTTCACTTCGTAAATGTAGTAGTCTCATCTGAATTCATCTCCTACATTTCTTTTCTTCGCCATCTTGTCGTGGATGGCTTTTAGTTTATCCTCTCTACTCATTTGTATAAACTAGAAAGAACTAAACTCCAGAACTACCGTATCCACTTTCACCTCTTTCTGTATCAGAAAGTTCTGTTGTTTCAACAAGCTCAACCTCTTCTACTTTATGGATAGCAAGCTGTGCAATCCTGTCTCCTACGAAGAATTCCTTTCTTTCGTTAGAGAGGTTTCTTAGGATTACCCCGATATCTCCTCTGTAGTTTGAGTCGATAACTCCTCCGTCAGTAGACAAACCTTGACTTGCCATACCACTTCTCGTGTAAATCTTCCCAAAATATCCTGCAGGAATTTCCATAGCGATATTTGTCTTGATGATCTTAGTATCACCCGTTACGAGGTAAGCGTCTTCTGCTGCGTACAAATCGAAGCAAGCGTCTCCTTCTCTACCTTTCTTAGGCATAACAGCATTCTCTGATAGTTTCTTGAATTTAATTAGCATTGTTAGTCTTTCTCTTATAAATATAAAATTTTCCTTTACCGAAACAAGCTTCCTTGTTTCTTAATATCTCTTCATCTACCTCATACATTTCTCAGAAAGACTCATATATTTTGTCTTTATTCAACAATGTAGCAAGGTCATAAAAGCTTTTACATTCGAAAAAGAATTTCTCCTGAGCCTCCTTTAATGGTATAGCCAAGAATCACTTCTCTTCCATAAATGATCGTATATCCTTTGTTCAGTGGAATATTTCCATCATACATTCACTATCCCAGTTGTTTGCGTACGATTTATTAGCACCTGTAAATATACCAATATGTGCGTCATTACCCCAGAAATATACGGTTTCTGAATATATTCATTTTTTTGCATAATATTGATGGAATAACGCGGCAAACAAAGTTTCTTTCTTACCCATTCGTATATTTCATTTCTCGATAATATCCGTATCTGATGGAAGTATGATAGTAATTGGCTCCTCTAATGGTTTAGGATATGAATATCCTTCTCTATATATACCATTTATTACGAGGTACATTTTGAGTATATTATTCTCTGCAGTTCTTTGTGTGTCCATAGTAGTGATCTATTAAATAAATAAATGATCAGGTTTCTGCACTGTGAATCTTTCCCACTGTTCTTTTCTAAGGTGCTGGATATATTCTCCTCTAACGTACACTTTAACAAGTCCTCTGGCTTTATCCTCTTCAAACTCTACCTCAGACTGATCGTATATCATAACAGGGAATAGATCTGTAGATATCATTTTCTGAAGCTCAGCAACCATATCTACTCTCATTGGATTATTCAGCTTCTCCTTCGTGTTTATCTTTTCCATTCAAATATTTCTCTGTATCTAAAACTCAAGGATATTTTTTAATATCTTCTAGGATAGTCTCTAGCTCTTCAATAGCACTAGCCTCTCCGTCGAAGAAATCTAATTGCACTGGTCTAAGTGTCCAGTTGGTAATATTCTCCATAATTTCCTCAGGAGTCATCTTACCTTCAGGTCTAATATCCTTGAAAGTAACTTCACCGATATAGTAGATCTCTGTTGGGATATCTTCTACGTGATCAGGATTATTCTTTACCAATTCATCATAGTTTGGATTTGGTGTCCTGATTATCTTGTAAATCCAAGGATGGTTTCCAAAGCTTAGTTCTTCAGTCATCTCGTAATAATTTAAGATTAAAAATGTGATAGGTCAATTGTTGTTTTACAATCCGAGTTTTTGGATTGCTGAGTTATAATTACCTACTCGATAGGTACAAGCAGAAGCACAATATCTAGCCTTTAACCAGCTAGATCATTTTTTATACCTCCACCATTTCTTATCTTCATATCGTTTAACCCAGAACGATATAGACTCTTCTACTGACGTAAACTTCTTTTTGACTCATTTTTCCATAAATCAGAATCAATTATTAGAAGGATACATAGCCTTTTTGAAAACAGAACTCTCTGCACTAGCAACTCAGATAACATTCTTAATACAAAGAATTTCGTCTTCGGTATACTCAATGCAGCTGCTAACAATCGCTTCGGAAATACTTTCGTCCCCTACGAGTTTGTCAACAGTAATGATTAAATTTGCTTTGTAATCCAGCGTTTCTTGAATCTGCTCTTGAGTATTTTCTAATGTTATTTCCTCTTTTAGCTCTTCATATACCGCTGAATCTCCTTCTTCATCCGCTTTAATCCATTGCATTATCAATAGAAGTCAAGCGAGAAGTAGAAGAATGTTCTTAAATCGTCTCATCTATTAGTATAAAGATAAACCTTCTCAAGGGAGGTATCTCACTCCACGAGAGGCGACCTATCACATAGGTAAGAGTATATACAAAATATTGTATTTTGCAAGTCTTTTTACTCTGCCCTATCGAGGAGTTCTAGGAAGTTATCTCTAGCAAGAACGGCTAGTGTGAACCAATCCGCTCCTTCATCTGAGTATCATTCAAGACACCCAACTACAGATTCTCTAAGGTCCTCAGCACTTCTGTGCCATCAAGTCAGAGGCACTTCTGAGATAGAAACAAGTTTCGTATTCTCATAGTGCGCCTCTGCTAGTCACCAGAGCGTCTTCTCGATAGGACCGTGAAGCTTCTTAGTGACTGTAATGTACTTCTTTCTGTGCATAGTAATTAGGATTTAAAAGTTATCTCGATCAACATATTGGATACCTCTGATATTACTTCTGATATTAGTCGGAAGCATACCAAGCGTAGACTCAATAATTTCAGCCATTAAGAACTGTTTATCTGTTCATCGTTTACCAGAGACTCTGGTATTCTCGAGATAAAAAGTAATGGCAGTGTCGTCGATCTCTATCAGCTCTTCTCAGAGTTCTTTATTTAACTCGTCAACCGCCGAGTATAAAGCTCCTCTGTTCATCTGATACACGTCACTATCTAGGTAAATGATAGTCATAATAATGTAAGGTTTACCTCTGATATATCTTGAGTTAGTAACCGTTGCTGACATTTTTCTGTTAATGATAGCAGCAGATACTAACTTAGAGAATGCTCATATAGGATCTTTTACTTTCTTAGTACCAAGACCAGTCTTTCAAAGATGAGTCTTTACGTATCCAAGCAAGGTATTGAAACTATATCCAAAGTCAAATATATCATTCACAACAAACATATACGACCACACGTCACAAGCTCTTGATGGCAAGCCACTATCTAGTAGTTGGCTTTTATAATACATTAGCTTGTCGTTGATACTGTATCATAGTGTGTTGTAGGTCTCATAGATTTCTCTATAAGCAGTATATTTTAATAGCTCATTAATTTCTTCTCAACCGTTTTCCAACCAGTAGTCTGAAGACATAATGAAACCACAAAATCTGTTATTCAATGATTCATCTTTAAACGTTCTTTCTCCGTTTACCCAAAGTGGAGAACGGAAATTTCGCCATACTGTTCAATCTAAAGTTCCTCTAGCAGCTTTGTCACGGTTAACGATATTACGAAGCAATTCTTCTGTATAAGGAGATACTTTAGCAGTAAGCTCTTCTAGGAAAAGGATTGCATTATCGCTCGCCAATTGTTTCAAAGGCTGAGGAGATACTGATGGAAGTGCCATTTCTCTAACAGAAGCTTCATATCAAAGCATTTTCTTTAATAGTGCAGCTACTGTAGATTTACCACAACCAGTAGTACCAGATACCAAGACCGCAGGATTTACTTCAAGACTATTCCATAAGTTCATACCAGCCAATGCTAATGCACAGAGGAATAGTGGTACAGCAAATTCTTCTTTATAACATTTCTTAAATCTACTAAAGTATTCGTAGACACTGATTTGTCCATCGTGATTACAAATACTGAATTCGTTTTCTCACAATAACACTCTCGATAACTCAGAGTTTCATATAAGCATTCTGTCTCAGAATACCATATCTCAGTCGTAATATCCTGTTCTCTCGTAAATATTAAGTATTGGGATATTATTATCTGACACGATACCATTATAGAATAGACCAAGATCATTATCATCTCAGAAGAAGAACACGTCAGTATACTGCTTATTGTGTGTAGACTTCGAAGGCTGCTGGTAAAGAATTCTCTCTACCCCATCAACTTCAACTACTAAAGCCAAAGTTGGTGTTATGCTTTCTCAAAGGCTAGACTTTGTTGTGTATCACTTCCCAATAATCTTCATACGATTACGAAAGATAATTTTTGATTTATTCATAAGTTCTCCTTTGGGGCTTACAACTTGTTGTGTCAATTGTACCATAGGTCCTTGAAAGAGAATTTCATATCCATTACCATTAAGTTTGTAAGATACTCATTCAGAATCTATTTCTCAAGAGGTAAGGGACTGGTCTTCTATTTCATAATTATCAATAAGGTATCTCATCGTAGCTGTCTCTTCTTGTCAACTTGCGTGCCAAGCTACTTGATATGGTGTACCAACAGGCATTTCTTTTAGGTTAGAACCTATCATACCTGTAACAGTTTTTGACTCATTGTCTATATAGTATTCATCTCTATCCCCTAGGGACTGCTTGAAAAGTTCTAAAGGTATGTTCATTACACTATTGAAAGCTACCTGTCCATATCTTTTCTTGATAGTCCTTTCTCGCTCCTCTCATTTCTCTACTTCTCTAATGTAATCTTCGACTGCAGATATATCCGTACAGCCGATTTCATCTTTCGTAAAAGAAACAAAATTTACTTCGTATTTGTCTTCAAGTGTCCAGTAAACAGATCCCGGCATTCTATATAACGCTCCTTTTCTTTTTGTAAGTTTAGGGTCGATATTTGCTCAAAGCTCTTTAGCTAGTCTATTAAGAATAGAAAAGTAAGAGTCTTTGAATAATGTAGAAGCCTGCTTTCTTTCTCACTTCTTGATAACAAAATATACGTGGTATCCGTTAGGTGTTCTGACGATATACTTATATTTCCAGATAAGTCTTTTAGCGAGCTTGTTTCTAATCTCTTTTAGAAACTCATCCATATTCTTGCTTTCACTAGAACTTAGATTGAAGTCTAGTACAAAGGCACACATTCGTGAAGGATCTCAAGCATTCGCTTCTGAGAGATTTAATGGATCTCATTCTTTGTTGGTATCTCAATACTTAAAGTTAGGTACGAGATATAGATTCGATGGTGTCTCAGCATTGATTACTAATGCTGCTTGTAGAGAACGATTTACTTTAATATCTTTTATGTCAGACTTGATTGTTTTATGAGGGTACAGAGCGTACCAATAATTATCGAAGTCGGACAGAAAAGCTCTTACATTTTCGTCCATTAGGTCTTTGGGTTATCGAATTAAAACAATCTACTTCAAATCAAGCTTTCTTACTTTGATTACAAACGGTAATACTCCTTTCTCCTGAACAGCCTCAACAGCCCCCCAGAAAGTATCCCAGTAATCAAGAGCCATTTTCATAGCTTCAGCTTCAATCATAAGCGATTGTTTTTTATCGATTTCCACATTTTGATAATCCTTTTCAATGATCTTCTTTTTAAAGTGTTCCTTTAATTCATCCCATACACAAGGAATACCTTTACTACTCTTACAGTAGATAGAGATAAAATGATCCATAGCCTGTAGCGGAGCATACAGAACTGGCAGTCATCTGGATTTCTTTGCGTACATTCCTTTGGTGATTGGTAATAGTTCTTTGTTTGTCATTGTACAGATAAGGTTAAGCAACTAAAGTCTTCTTCTTTCTACCTCTTTTCTTAGGTTCTGACGCACATTCTTTATTGCATTTTTTCTCGCACTTTTCTTCCTTACATTTCTTACTACATTCTTCCTTATCACATTCAGCCACGATCTTCTTGTCGGCTGCTTGCATTTTTTTCTTCTGTTCCTCAGGTGGTAACTTGGCAGTATCGATAGCTCTAGTTACGAAATCTAATTCTCTTTCTAGGTATTCTTTTTCATCTTCCAAGTTCTTCATATAAGTACCTGCAACTAATTGACCAAGATGGATAGCGTCTTCCTTAGAGTAGAATGATCTGTCTGTATAGTACTCTCCTCTCTCACCTTCAGCAGTGATAGTAACATTATCGTCTTCAAGAGTAATAAAAACTTTCTTCATTGTACACTCTTCGACAACACCATTAGGCCTTACGAAGTAGTATTTCCTTCCAATAAATTCTTTCAATCCTTCCACTTGTTTAGCTGTTTCGATAAGTTTTCTTGATTCCTTAATAAGTTCCAACTGGCTTCTCCTGTTCTTGTTGTAGTCTAGGAAACCGCCGACAACTTGTCTCAGTGATTCAAACATTGTTTTGTACATAAATAAATAAAAGGTTATGCTAAGTCGAGCTTATCATCACATTCTCAACTCCAGAATACTAGAGCTTTTGCTGTAGTACGGAAGTGTCTTCTCCATTCAGTGTTTCTTTTCTTTTGGTCGATTACTTCTTCTCCAGCTGAGTTTACTAGAATAGGTTCTTTCTTTTTCTTTTTTACAATTGGATCATCCTCATAACCTGTGAACTTCCAACCTTTAGTAGTTTTTTTAGATTCTGTTATCCTTAATCGTTTCTTTTCTCCTAGTATTTTCACTAGGCTCATCTCTCCTACTTTCATTTTATTTTGCTTTCTTAAAAAGTAAAGGTCCCGAATCGGGATAAATGGTGTTCACAACTTCCTGTAAGGTTGCAGCTGGATTTATGAAAGGCTGCCAACCGCAGATCATTTCTTCGTACAGATCATCTGCTACCAGATTTTTCACTGTAAACTCAGAACCTCAGTCGGCTGTTGGAACTTCTTTTATCAAATAGTCTCCTACCTGATAATAGGTTATAACTTCCATTCTGGTCTCTTGGTTAAGAACTAAAATTACGACTTAGTTGTAATATTCTATCACGAAATTTCAAGCAAAAAAACTCCCTGAATTCTTCTGAATTCAAAGAAAAAATCCCAAGTTCCTCGAGACGAACTGAGTTCTCATCACCTACGACGTCGTAAACGTAGGTCAAATTCAGGTTGGCATAGTACGCCATTACGAAAGAAACTCCTTGACTTTCTCAATTTTTAAACAAAAATAAGTTGGCAACCTGATGGGGGTATAACATTTTATATACACTTTCAGGAGTGGGAGCCTTCGCTGTCTTAATGATTTTCAGCTCAAGCGCCCCTCAGATTCAACTGTAATTTACAGAGACGTCAAAGGGTTTCCTTACGTTTCCAATATCTGGAATATTCCTGACGTAGAATTTTAAGTCCTTCAATCTCTTGATAACTGCGGACTGAAACTCAGCCTCAGAAACGTAAACTTTAGAACAACTCATTGATGATCTCTTTAGCTGTTAAATCCTTTTGCATAAGCGGACAGATATCGGCAACCGGACACATACCGCAACCTCTACACTGCTTCGCAGGGTAATCCTTTTTGTCCAGATCTTTGGCTTTGATATCCATAAATTCCCCAACATTATGAGATACATTCGTGTCAACCACAGATTCGTCCAGTACTTTAGAGAATGGGTGGACCTCTCCAGACTTCTTATCCATAACGAGGAAGGTAAATTTAATCTTTGGTTTCTTCGTTCGTCAACTCGTTAACGACAGTATCTCCGGGTGTCGCTGTTTAAAAATAAACCGGGGATAAAAGTACCACTGAGCGTTCTCTCTTCGGATATCTGGTCCATCATACCAAGAGCTTGATCAGCATTTCATATCAATAATTTCTGCGACGATACCGTCTTCAATATTCGGCTCATTGTATATTACAATAATATCTGGAGTACCAGAAATCCAAACGTCTCCTAGAGGATATTCGATTTTCTGTTCCTGCCAGATTTGAAATTTTTCGTTTACAAATTGTTTTATGTAAGCGTAGATACCAGTCATACCTGACTTAATAACTTCTTCGCTTATCTGTTTCTTCTTCTGAAGAAGTGGGTTGATGGTATCAGTGTAATACCTTACCCAAGGTTTTAGAGAATTTTTTGTCCCCGAAACTGCGGCCGCTGCTGCGGCATTCGCTAATGATCCGTGTATAGTATTCAACGGATCTGCTTCATATACAGAATTCTTCCAGCGGAAAGGACATTGCTGGAACGACGAGAACGTAGACGGTGATAGTACTGTAGCCATACGCAAAAAATATAGGAGATAAAACTACCTCCTATATTAACTATCATATATTTTTAATCAAGACTTTTTACATTCATCAGCTCTTTTACTTCCCATCACTGTTCTTTATAGAATTTCATTCTATCAGCGGCTCCGAATGTTTTATACATATTCGGCTCTATCTTAGAATATTCTTGGAAATCTACCCAGTAAGCTTTTGTCTTTCATTTTGCGAAACGCTTTGCTCTACCAGTCATCTGAATAATAGGTCAAGGATTTGTTGTAGAGTAGAAGAGAATCCCTACCTCAACTCACGGTGCGTCGAAACCTTCCCCAGAGGCTCAGACGATACCAAGAGCAAGGTACTGCTCTCTACTCGACATTTCGTCCAGAACAGCTTTCTTATCGCTATCTCAGTGGACTAAGATAGGATCTCTGAAATACGAAGCAATCTTCTCTAAAGTATTCCTACGGTCCGTAAAGACCATAAACTTCCTCAGTCAGAGTTCGTAAAGCTTTACTAGGACTTTTTTAAGTTCGAGAATCCTATCGTCATTATTATGAAGCAGCATTCTCTGTACTTCTACAGACTCAGGATTAAGATTCTCTGAGGCTTTAATCCAGTCTTCTGCGGTATAGGTATGTTTGTATTTATAGGTCAATACTACAAGCGGTAAAGACTCAAGTCCAGTTTCGTAGGATTCATCGAAGTAATACTTCTCAATATCCTTTCTTGTAATCTCTCTTCTGAATGGAGTACCAGTCAGACCGATAATCCATTTTCCTTTCCAAGTATTACAAAGCATAATCATACCTTTGGAAAGATGGTGCTGTTCATCGTTTATCATAATATCATACTCTCCATTTATATACTCCCATAGGTTTACTGCTGATTGCCTATGGAGTATTAGAACGTCAGGAAGCTTCTCTCACTTCTTAAGAAGCTTCCTAACTCACTCCCCGTTTGTAAATTTAGTTTCAGCATACGGGGAGATTTTATCATACATACCTTGACCGATAGCTTCGGATGGTACAATGATTAGCGTTTTTCTTTTCATTGTAGCGATAATACCAAGAGCTAGTAATGACTTACCAGTTCCTACTTCTGAGAGGATCAGGTTTGTCTTTGTACTCTTCTTCATATTATCCGTAATATCTTTAATCGTCTTTGCCTGTCACTCAGAAAGTGTAGCAAAGATTGGATTATCAGATCATTCGAAGAAATGGTTTACGTCTTCTACGTGGATTTCATCGTGAAGCTTAACCGTCTCTTTCTTGTTGTACTTTGGAGGAAGCCGATAAATCTTGGTGTGTTTGTCGTAAAAATAAAAATTAAACATTTTTACATAAGCGATTGAGGATTGCTGCGTACGCATAAAATCCTTCGCGGATTTATCCTCCACCCTATGAAGGTAAGCCTCTTTTCTATCCATTGTATACGCTCTCCCAAAATTATCGTAGTACATTTTTTATAAATATCTTTTTAAAAACTCAACTGTTTCTTTTTTGTTGCCGAAGTATTCGTAAGCAATCTTCCAAGCATTTCCCTCAGGACGGTCTTTATATGAAAAATCTTTCATAACATTGTTAGCCTTCCAATAACGGTATCCTGAAAGCTCCTTTCCGTCCTCATACATTCTTCCATTCCTATAGGTAAACTTAGGATACAGAGCCTCTACGACGTCGAGAGCTGAGATACCATTGAAGTCTAACGAAGGAGCAGACGGCAACCTCCTTTTCTTAACCGGTGTAAATGCACCTAGTTTGTTTTCCAAGTTATTCTCTTCAGTCATTTCATTCATAACATAGGCTAGTGTTTTACCAGCTACGTATGCGTCTGAAAGATCCTTGTACTCTCATAATACTCATCTAACGTCCCAGCAAATATCTCTTCTCTCTACCCTGAGGATTGCATTGTCTGCGGGAATATCCTGATCTACGAGGATGGCGAGCTTCCTTGCTCCTAGAATATAAAGATTATTTACCAATAAATTCAGACCAGCTACTCACTGTAATCCTATCGCATTGTATCATAGCGACCAAGCAGTGAGCCAATCCTTTTCTCATTCAGTGATGAGTATCGGCTTCTTGATATCGAATTTATTGTCAAAGAAATATCCTACCTTTGACATATATCCGGTCTTCGACTTGAGATCGTGATACGTAGGATTACAAAATCTATCTTGCTTCCCTACGATAATACGATTTACTAAGTCTCTCATTGTAAAAATAATCTTATTATTCTCTGGCTTCTTCTTGAAATCTACAAGGTAGACCGTCTCCTTCGGGAAACGGTCAATCTTGATAGACTTCAGGTAATCGTGTGTTGTTAACATTTATACCTGAGATAAAAAATAAAGGCTCCATATTGTTTTCCCACCTCTCTTTGTGGGAAATACTACAAGCTTTCTGGCTCAACAGAAGTTGCAACTTCAATAGCAACCTCTTCTTTTGCCGCTTCTTCGGCCTCTTTAATGGCAGCAGTAGCTACTACATTCTCTAGTGTTTCTGACATTTAATGTTTATTTAGAAAAATAAAATACTAATCATTACTCTCTTCTTGGAATACAACGTCAACTCATCTTTTACCAAGCTCATAGACTTCTCTTAAGAGATTAAGGATTTCATAACAATCCATAAAGTTTCTTCCTAAGGTGTTATCCTCTGTATCTTCAGATTCATATACCTCGAACTTCCTGTCTTCATCGAAGTAGATCTCTAAGCTTGAGGTCATATCCTCTTCGTCATAACTTGTTACTTGTTTGATTATCATTCTCGTTTATCTAAGATATAAAAGTACCATCCTCATTTTGGATAGCTCTCACGAGTTTCATCATCTTCTCGCTTGGTACCATCCCAAGATCTGCCATTGTGAAGCAGTGTTCTTGGAGCATAGTCCTAAGATAGTGACTCGTACGAACCTCGTCTTCTGTAATATCTTCCCAGTTCTCTGCCATCGTATTGATAACGAGAGTCGCTGCAAGATCGGCTTTCGTCTGTTCGTTATCAATCTTGAGTTGTTTAGAGGATTCAATCCTCTCTAAATCTTCAATGTACTTCATAAATAAATTAATAATTAAAGTAAAACAGTATAGTCTAACGGAGCTTCTCCCTCTCCATACTCAGGAGCAGCAGTCCTTCTTGCGATACGGAATTCCTTTTGTACGCTAGAGTCAGCGTCTAGCTTATAGTATCTATTACTAGCTAGCTTCTCTCTATTGATTGTTGTGAAGTTCTCTGGGTTTTCTTCATACTTAATTATATGATCTACAATGATATCAAACGTATCTCTATAATACTGTACCTCAACAAGGTCTAATTTGATAGCTTGATAGAAGTAAGGATCTGAAGTACCGATAGCGTCGATGATGATATCCGTCACCTTATACCCTTCATAAAGATTCTCACAAAGGAACTTATACATATACATTTGAAGGTAATAATTATAAGGATCTCTACGAGTAAGCTCTGTTAGGAAGCTTGTATCTTCCTCAAAGTTATTAAAATACATTTGAGAAGTAGTCTTCAGATCTCTGATAATTATAGTTTTATTATCGTGATCTACAAGCAGTCTATCAACTGTACCTTTAAGCTTAATGCCTTTATAGTCCATAATGAGTTCTACTTGGTGTTCGTAATCATACTTACAATTCTCAGGCTTCCATTCCCACAATGGCTGGCGGTTAATCTCATTTTCAATACCTCTCACCATTGCTGCCTTAGCTTCTGTAAGTACTTCCTTATCCCCGCAATACATTTCCTTTAGCTGGTCTACTGTTTCTTTACCAGTAAGCTCAGCTCCCATTTCTGTAAGTGCGGCGATATAATCAGCTTTTAACATTTTTTTATCATTTATAAGATAGTGAGTGTTAAAAATTTCCGGAGTAAGAAGGTACTCATCGATGATTTTCCCGTTCTCAATACCATCTATCTTCTTTACTCCACTTGTATCTGCCTCATCGATATATACAAGCTTATATAACTCAGGACATTCTATAAACAGCTTCATCTTAGAAGCTGTAAGAAATCCTCTGTTCCTCTCAACGTATGAATCTACCATTATATTTCTGCTTCGCAAATAAAAATCCAAATTTCTGGTTGGATACGTGATACCATTTCCTTTATCAATTCTTCGTTCTCACTTTTGACGAGCCACTTCCCCCTGACTTCGTCAAAACCATCATACTCAGAAGCAAAGTAATACGCGTATCCTCATAGCTCTTCTTTGTTGGCGATATCTCATCGCCTAGCATAGAAGGTTCTTTTTCAATCTTTCAACTGAAGCGACTCTTTAAATTCTCAACCTGATTTTATTTCTTTAAACTCTGCATTAGGGTTATCATAAATAATCTCACTGAGGATCTCTTCATCTGTATATTCTATACCAACTTTTCGGTAGTATTCCTTCAACATTTTTAATACTATCCCCTTATCTTTACAGTGAATTTCTGGTACAAGAGGGGAATAATATACCGCATAATCATTTCTAAAATTCCCCTCTACAATTTTGTACCTGAGCATTTCTTTCATCTGATTCGAATTGTCTGCTACACATACCACCTTTAGGCGCATTCTCAGAATCTTTAGTATCTAAAATATCTTCTCATAGAGGAACCATCTCATCTACGATTATAGCATTTATTTGTCTGCCACCCTCCGGTGGCAAGACATAAAATTTGAAGTGACTCTTCTTAAGACCAACCATTCAATTTTTCTAGCAACCAATCCTTCTCCTCTTTAGTCAACTTAGTTGACGAATCGATTCTGTCAGATAGTGCTAGTTTCTTTTCTGAGCTTGCGTCTTGTAGAAGGTCGTTCTTAATACCTTCCCAAATGGTATTTGCGTTCTCACTAGGAGCTGCTTTTGAAATCTCAGCAACAACTTTGTCTTCACCGAAGTCGGTGTTGTTGTTGATGATTTTAATCCACTCAGACAAATCCAAAGGTAGATTCTCTACAGCTTTAAGTGCTTTTGATCTACATTTTGCTTTAGTCTTAGCCGACTCTTTAACTGTAATGTATCTCTCACCATTTTGGTCGATATCAATATACGCAACGATATCGAAATCTCTAAGTACTTCTTCTTTAGCTCTACCTGAAAGTGCTAGATCTTGTACAACAATCTTCTCCTTCTCATCCTCAACGTCTTTTGTATGACAAAGGAAAACTACATTACAAGGTAGATTAATGAACTGTCTGAACACTCCCATCAACTGGTCTCCTAGTGTTCCCCAATCTTTCATAATCATACTCTTTGTACCATTCTGAGTAAGATTGTTTCTGATTGTCTCAGCCAATGAAGAGAGTGTATCAATAACTACTGTCTCAATCTTTAGTGTTCTCTGCTCGATAGGAGTTGCAAAGTATCTCTTAAGATACGTCAATGCTTCTCTTACGTCTTCGATAGTTTTTGTTTCAATCATCAACGGTTCTTTGTCCGCAATTGAAAGCAACCCATTTTCAGCACAGATAAAGATGGGATTTGGCAGCGTAGAAGCTGCGGTTGTTTTACCTCTAGCCGGTCCACCCGCCAAGAGGATTTTTAGTGGCTGCTCCTTAGGAGCATACTTCTTAATTGCAATTGTCATTTATATGTTGGGTAATAATTAAAACTAAATATGTCACAGATCCTCTATGATTTCATAATCATAGTTTTTAGTCTGCTTTACTCTGTAGACCTTCCAATCCTTACACATAGCGTCTTTAGGAATAATGTCTCAACTGTATACAGAATGTCTGTCTCAGTTCTTATCCTTGTAATAAGCTACTCAATCCTTGTAATGGATTATTCAATCTTCACTATAGACTATCTTATCTCCCCATCAAGGCACACCTGCAGGGATCCAAGGACAAGTACCGATAACGTCTGTATACTTCCAAACGTGTTCTCAGTCCACTTCTTCTTCAAAGAAGACGTATTTATTTACAGGAGTCAACTCTCACGTTTCTTCATCTATCGATGAAAGCGTAAGTGTGTCTTCTGTAATTTCCATACGATAACTCTTATCTACTCAAGGTCAAGATCATCTTCATATCATTCCTGTCTCTAGGATACTCTTGATCATCTTTTTCCTAGATCACATATTGCGAGCCATAAGTTCTCCTATATTACAGAATACAATCAACGGCCACTTCTCAGTATAGTACTTCTCGACCTTTCAGTCGATATGAAAATCGATCACAGTTCTCACATACGTTCAATATGTCTTCGGTTTTCGTTCCATTATCATTTCATTAAGAGATAAATGAAGCCTGCTCAAATAACTATACCAAGTGCAAGAGCTAATGACATATCTATTCAATCATACGAAAACCTCTTTTTTTCTACCTTCTTCTCTGGACAAGGCGTCAAAGTTTTCTGGTCAGCGATAATGTAATTGTCGGTATACAATTCTCTCACAATAAAGCCGTCCTTATAATCTGCAACGATCTCTCACTTAATAGCTTCTTTAGTGATTTCAATGATATGAAACACGTGGTCTCATATCTTTAGAATATTGTCTACTCCTTTCTTTTTATGTTCCATTGAATATACGATAATTATTTAAAACTAGTCTTCAATGTCAAAAGCGTCGTCTTTCAGACCGAGCTTACCAGCAATGTATTTCTTTGAGAACGTAGGTCTTTTCAGTTTCTTTTGGTGACTCTCGTACGCTACGATAACTGCTTGCTTACCAGCTAGACAGTTTTTATAAGCCTCTTGACTTACACAAAATACTTTACCTGTAGCCTCATCTCTACCTAGATAAACCGCGTCTTTCCAATGTCTTCTATTTGTTTTTACTGAGATGATTTCTCCAAAGGTATAAGCATTTTGGTCTTGGATCATCACTGGTACGAGAAGATCTACGTCAATAGGATGATCATCTATTACAACGTCTTTAACTATACCGAAGTTTACGATAGCGTTATTGCCAATAATTTCTTTGATAGCCCCACTTCTTTGGACCCTTACTAATTGTCCTTCTTTTAATTCCATTGATATATATACAAATAAATAAAACTATATTATATAATTCACAGCTGCACAAGACAAGCGGTTATATACCCCATCGCTACTACTCCTGCAAAGATAATAGTAAGTCACATTACATTTACGAATGTCGCATTTGCTTCGTATTTAACTAATTCTCTTTTTAATTCCCTTTTTTCGTTTTCCAAAATAACTATCGCTCCATTAAGTGACGATATCGTTTTCTTATATTCGCTAATGTCCGGTATCTTTCTCATCTTATAGTTTAAGGTTATCATTTAAAAACTGCTCAAGATCCTCTTTGTCTATCAAAGCACAACAAAGTTGTCGATACTCCTCGTTACGTGGGAAATATCCTACATTGATTGTAGACTTACTGACGTATTCCCACATAGTATCCCTTTTACCATATAGCTTCTTCCTACAGATAAAACTCCAAAATCAAGACTCCATATTAACCAAGTCACGAATACTATACGACAATGCTGAGTCGTTCGTGTGGATGATTACTCCGTGGTCTACTGAAGCGACCAATCTTTTTACGATAGCCTTTCCTCGTGGCTGTCGTCATTTCTTGACTAACTCAATTAATATTTCTTCTAGTGTGTGCATTATTTAAAAAAGTTACTAATATAAAGCGAGGCTGATACAAGGAATATTAAAAGACAAACAGCCCGAACTAACGTTAAGAATATCGTTAATCCCAAACTTTCATCGTATCACATTCCTATCTTGTCTACAAAAAAGTCCTCCATTTTTTTAAATATTATCGGTAGCAAGAATGCGATAGCAGTAAGCATTATAGCTATAAACAGTGGTAAGATTATTCAGAGCATACTAAAAACCTTCTCAACGAAATAAAACGTCACAAACAAACAACGAAGTTAAACCGTATGAAACAATCACACCGAATAATAAAGGTATATCGTATTCTTCTCAAAGCTTTTTGAATAACCGAATCCGAATACGTATATGTATTTTTACATTTAGCACTATAAAAAACATATAGATCGGCGCTTTAATCAGAATTACTTGGCACTCAGTCATTATCCAACGTAATATTATTAACTAAAAATTCTGATAAATCTTCCTCTATACAGAGAGCAGACTCTATGACCCAGTATGTGTGATCATAAATATCATATTCTCTCTGCATACCGTGGTTTGTCCATACATTTAAATTCCTATTAAATCTTTTTGTCTCAACTACAAATTGTCGCAGACCGCTCTCGAGAGCGACTAACTCTCTGAAGCTTTTGAATTCCTGTTCGTAATTCTCTTCTTCTGGAGTGTCATAATCCATATATCAAATATGAATATTTTTTCTTTCAAAATTTATACTGAATAATTCGATATTTTCAGGGTCAATCCCCCAAGGTTTCCATCCTTGGTCCATAAGATAAGTTAGTACTCTTTCTAAATCGCTCATTGCTATAACTTACACATATATAAAAATCAAGAGAATAATGTTCATAACAAAAATATTCAAAGTATAAGTTCGAACCCCGATTTATCTCCTTTTGGTGCTACCCAATTATGTAAACCTCAGCAGATACCAAAAAGGATACAACTGAATATTGTATAAATGAATACCTTAAGTCGGATTTCCATAATCGTATATTTAGTAAATAAAATCCTCTAAACAATCCTCCTGCTATCTGCCGAAAACTCCGGAGGCAGCGGCCACAAGGAGGATAAAACTCTAGAATTTTTTGTGTAATTCACAGCAGGCTGGACTTGAACCAGCGACCTTAGGCTTTGGAGGCCTCTGCTCTACCAACTGAGCTACTGCTGTATAAGGCTCCTCTACGAGGAGCTTTCCTCTTTTGATTCCTCAGGTATAATCTTAAGGCTAAATTCTCTAGCCCATCGAGTTTCCTTGTTCTCATCTAACACAAGATAAGATGAGCTTGTGAATTGTTCTAATACCATAACCTTTTTCTTCACTCAGCTTAGCATTGTATACATTACAATGTCTCACTTCTTAAAATATTTTTTCATCTTATCTAACATAGGAAACTAAAAATATCTTTACTTGCTCGGTAATACATAGTCGCAGAGACTATGAATCAAAAGAAGAATATAGCAAAAAACAAAAGATAAAGATCTCTTAGATATTTTTTCTCAGATAATACTGCGTATAAAACTAAACAGATAGTAACTATTGAAACGATACCCATAGAAAGAGTTAGCATATACGCTCATCGAATATTTTGCTCAACATAATCGTTGGCTAAATCATCACTTAACTGATGGGTACAATAGAAATAATTTGTTATTACATTGTGCGTTATCTTCATTTTATTCATCGTACTCAATATAAAGAATCTTGTATCACTGCTCCTCCCAATACTCTATAGTTTCATCTGCGCGTTCCTTGTCTTCATTATATACACTTAGAATATCATTGTATTCTTTATCAGGATTATCTGTATATACGTATCAGAATCTTTCTCCACAGCACTCGCAAGAATTTCTGTTGTCTTCTGCGATATCGCATTTGAAATATTCTTCGAATATTTTGATAGCTTCGTCAGCACTATAAGCCTCAATTACACACATATTGTATTTGAGTTTATCGTTTGTCTCATCACACCCAGATAGATATTTACGATAACCTCCAGAATTATTTTCATCAAAGAGATACCTACTAAGGGTAGAATTCTTTTTCTTGACTTTGACTTTCTCTATTACCATCTCGACTTATCGTTAAGATATAAATGATTATACTTACTACAGAAATCGCTTGCGATATCTCTCAACTGATTATTCCCATTCTTTTCGTCCAACTCTACTTGTTTATTTTTTACCCACAATTTGTAGAAAGAAACTCATAGTAGAGCATAACACATAACAAGGAATAATATCAATCAAATAACACCTAATACATTTTTGGTTTGCATCCTGCGATAATACCAAATAAATCCTGTTCTGTCATTTTTTCCCAGTATTCTCTTTCCCGATTAAATCTATCATATATATCTTTCATTAATCAGCAAAGATCTCATTCGTACTGAACGCATTCAAAGGTCTTTTCTTTTCACCATTTATAATACCTTCATTTGAAGTGAAAAGTAATTCGTCTGGATTTATTTGAATTATCACAAATGATTTTCCAGTCGAAAAAAGTATCAGATAACTTCTTTGAGTATTGTTCAACAGTTGGCTTCTTCGCTTCCGCCTCCATTGCCTCTGTCAACTTCTTGTTCTTATCTATCTCGTTTAGATATAGATACAGAAACAAGAATACTAATACCAACAAGAATACTAATACCAATAAGATTAATGTCATTTTAATATTGAAATATACTAAAGGTCAAGAGAGCAGGAATTGCACCTGCGAGTAGTGGCCACTCTCTAATAGTGAAAGATCACTCTGATCTGCTAAGCCTCTTGATAATGGAGGAGCGTCCTCCTCCGAAATAGACTAACCTTAGTATGCTCTCAAGCGAGATATCATCACAGTGAGTCGCCTGTTGTTAGTCTCAATTACAACAGGTTGGAATCGAACCTACAACCTCTAGCGCCCTACCAATGAGTTTCTGTTGCATAATGTCGGAGAGGCGGCCACCTCTCCTACTCCGGACGGGATTCGAACCCGCAATTCAACCTCAACATAACTCCCCTTTGGCATAGGAGAATGCCAGTTATGTTTCGATTACGTTTTACCTTTAAACTACCGGAGTATACGCTAGCCTAAAAGGACTAGCGGAAATTGCGTAAAAGCAATAAAAATACTCAGATACCTGGGGGAACGATCAACCCCAGTTAACTAATGATGAGCAATATTAGGAACAGGAACTACACGCGTACCTATTCCTATTGCCCCCTACTGACTTAGACCGCTGAACGTGTAAAACGATCTAAGCTCTTCGTTCTAGCTCTTCTTCCATTTCTAGCCTCGCCTTAGTAGTTTAACGTCTTCAAGAGGTTCGGACAGGTATTAATCCTAGATTAGGACGGAGCTGGTATCTCACCAGCAAGCAAACAGCAACTTTCTAAATGTAGCGGGCCTGTTTAATCACAACAAACTTTTTATATCGTTATCATCTATTTGAGTCCGTCCATAACGGAGGCTATTAGATTTTAATAGCCTCGATAATCAAGTCCAAGCAAAGACTAGACTGTTCTTCTAATGGAGCGCTTTTGAAAATTCGTTCTTTTAGGATTTCATTCTCATACCAATCCGCTACTGTATTGTATGTAATAGCGTATCTCTTTGCCTCCATCTCATCTTTATTATTCCACTTTGCATTAGCATTGAAATTCTTATCATTCTCCATTCGTTCGAGAACATTACCGATATATATATCATCTGGAGTACAAGAACGATATCTAATATTGTCCTTGATAAATTTTATTTTTTCTCTGTAGTTCATTTTGCCTTCAAAAGATTTAAATATTCTTCTCTTATATCATTCAATCTTTTAACTATCGCGAAAAGGATTTCTGGTTTATCATACTCATCCTCTAATATCTCCCATAATCCTCAAGGAGCGTTAAGATTACTTAGTATTTTACTCACGATCTGCCTTGCATACTTATCTGGATTAATCTTCATATTGTTCCAATAAGAATTTAAAAGTCATTGTCTTCACCGCCGCAGTTTACTACGAATAGTCCGTGTTTCTCGTACATATCTATATCTTTCTTGCGGTCGTCGTAGACTATAGTCTTAGATAGGTCTAGGTACGGTAGAATAAATTTAAGCATTCTCTCTTTATATTCATTACTTGGAGAGTGATCACTGTCTTCTCTCATAAACAATCCATCAAAATTGAAATGAATACGAGCCAAGGTACCATATAACACTTTCGCCGGTCTTCCGGTTATTATCACAACACGGTATCAATCTTCATTTAATTCAGATATTTTTTCTTGCATTTCAATTATGTGATGATCTAACAAATACACCTGATCATCTCTATTATACCCATCATAATCGAGTTTACCAGTATCTTTATTAAAGAATTTTTTAAATCTCGCCTTATTGCTAATCGTAGTTCCATCAAGATCTACGATAGCTACCTTAGATCATTTTAGTCCGCAGACATCGTATCAATACGTATACGCGTCATAACAAGATAAAGCATATCAGACGTTTCATAACATATTAACAGCTCGATTTTCTTTGAAAGCCTTAACATCGTCGAAACCCTTAATCTTCTTATATTCTTCCATTAGATCGATAACTCTGAGACTTCTGTAGTGAAATCTCAAATACTCCTCTAGTTTCTCGTGTATCTCCTTACCAAAATATCTACTATCTTGGCACGGAGATATGTAAGCTGGCGTAAGTCCTCAGCTTTTGCAACGATAATCTATCTCCTTCATAAAACCTGAGGCCTCTTCCATACTAAAAGATGAGTCATTATAAGCAGACAAAACGTCCTTCAAGGTTACAGTATATAAGTTGTGAAGCTCATCTCACAAGACAGTTCTAAGTACACTAAGCTGCCTCATTACTAAAGGACCTTTGAGGAATATAGCCTTCGTCATTTCCGTTTTCTTAGTTTCTAAATAGGAGGGGCGGGCAGGATTTGAACCTGCGACCTCAATTTCCCAAGCATATATTGCTGTTAGCCTTCCTTTAACGAAAGACATTTTTAATGCATTGCGCTCTAACCACTGAGCTACGCGCCCCAAGCACGTGTCGGAGATATGGTACCCCGCTGCCATTTAGAGTCATACAGTGACTGTATTAAAGTATAAGAATTTCCTTCGCAAAGTCAAAACTTAATCTAACAAACAATTATCAGTAGGTTTCAGAGTCCACACTCCTCTAGCTTTGTCGTATACATAATTATCTCTCCAGTTCTCTTCAGAATATATGTCGCCGTCATCTGCGTCAAATATACCATCTTCGTAGTAATAACTAGGAGTATACTTCGCTTCTTTCTTCTTGGACTTTTTCTTCTCATAATTCTTCGTAGTTCCATAGAAGCCAGACCACTTAGGCTTGATGATATTCTCACTCAGCTGCTTTACTGCGTTCTGCATTCGTTGACGAGTCATCTGTACCTGTTTTAGTTGGTCTGGATGAATGAGGTGATCGATCGCCGCAGTTCTGAAAGCTGTATCTGCGTCTACTGTTGCGTCAATATACTCGAGGTATTTATCCTTAACAGTAGTATCAAATACCGTTTTCATCTGAGGAATAACGTCGGATCCGAAAACTTCTGCGAATGGAGAGTAATCCATATTATCGAAGATGGCTTGCGTACCATTCTCTTTAGATAGGAACTGAATCTCAGGAGTAGGCTCAACTACCATAGTAGCGTCGATCTCTACGTTGAATGGTCTGTAGAAATTAAGACAACCTTTGTAAGTAATCTCTTTTTCATTATAAGCTGTTACCACAGCCCACATCATAGTCGACCCGTCGTTGAGTTCTGTTCTTGCATTATCATCTGTTGAAGACCAAAACACACCCATATTGTGGTGAGAGTGGAGTACACAGTTCCACAAATGTTTTTGATTTGGATCATAAGTGTCAAGGAATTCACTAGCCCACTTCATACCATCATCATCAATGGTAACGTCGCCAGCGGTAATCTTTTGTGGTGGATGAATCATATCAACGAGTACAAACTTTCCATCCTCCATCTTTAACACTTTACAGAGTGCAGCCCACTCTGTATTGTGATAAATCTTGTGGAGCTTCTTTATGTATTCATTCATTTCTCGTGCAATCTCCAGTTGGAGATTGAAACCCTTTTGATTATTCAGTCCCAAGTGTTTTCCAAATTCGGGACTAGAAGGATAAATTCTACTCTCTGTATCTATGTTAATGATATTACTTGTTCTCATCTTAGTTGGTAATTAAGGAACTAAAAATTATCGTCCATATCTGTGTCTCTATCATCGTCAGCCTGATCCACATCGGTAGTTTTCTCCGCTATAAGATTCTTGATCTTGTCCGCATACGATTCATCAGTATCGCTTTCACTTTCCCATCTTCTAATCTTATCTTCTTCATCTTTGAAGAAGTAAGATTCATCTGGGAATTTTAATTTAGGATTTCCATTCTCGTCAAATAATGATCTGAAGAGGTTTGTTTTTCTAGCCAAGACCTGATAACAATTATACTGTGTTTGAAGCTGGTAATAAATTTCTTCTAAGGTGATACCGTCTCCGAACATAGCTAGCAACTCTTCATCAGTGATATCAGCCTTCTGGTCTGTTAGGAAGTTTTCCATCCTGAAACGAGTATCTCTATATTCTCCAGAGAAATCGTTAGACGTCACGTGATTAGCGAAGTAACAAATTGAATCGATAAGTCCCATAAAATCAAATGTCCTTGCAGCTCTTGATACGATACCTGAAAGATCTCCAAGACAAAGATCACCACCTCCTAAGATATGTGGATGTCTACCAAGTTCTCCTTCAATCTGATAGGTATCTCCCATACGAACCCTGATATAACAAGGTGGTAGAATAATATTATCGTAATAATCAGACGTATCAATACCTCTTCTACCTAAGAATTCGATCTTCAATACGCCGTCATTTAAGTTAATACTTTTAACAAATGAATGCTTAGCGTATTTCTCTTTAATCTCTTTCCACTGTTCTGCGAAATTATTTTTAAGGAACGCAGACTCAGCCATAGGCTGGATTAAAGATCTGATAAGATTTACTTTAGCTTGTTCGATTTCCTCATTTGATCTTTGTACTAAACCATCTACAACGTTTTTAATTGTAGCGTCAAGTTTCTGAGAATACTTTGGTAAGTAGTAATCTCCACTTCTTGTGAAGCAGTGAGTATACACAACGTGTTCTTCGTCAAGTACGATATAGAATTTGTTTGGAGATATTCAGAGCTTTTCAACTCTGTATCTACCTATCCCATCGTACAATAGGAAGTACTTATCTCTGATTTTATTATTGTAAAATCTATCTAGCAGATATTCTGAATATCCAGAGTTTGTAATAAGCACAGTTTTCCTACCGTTCTTATATACATTTAATTCTAAGTCGCTGATAATTACTTCCGCTGGCTGCTCCATAACATATTCTACCAAGAGCTTTTCTGCTTCAAATCCTGAGTAGAACTTAGCATTCGGATATTTTTCTTCGATTCTTTTCTTCGCACCTTGAGAAAAGATATTATTATTGATAGCTATCGGCTGAAGTTTTACTTCATCAATTTCTCCTTCGAAAGCTACTGTTCTTTTAATGTATTCGATCTGTGGTAGATCTGAATATGTCTTAGGCGCTTCTGCTGTAGCTGTTGTTGCTGGTACTCTCATCTTTTATTGGAATTTATAAAGTAAAAAATTACCTGTATCCATCTGATACGACTTACACAATTGCCCTCCGTTACAATGTTCTGCTAATACCGCAGACACAAGACCCGCCATCGATACGGCATTGAAGGCAACTGCTTTAGAAGTACAAGCAACTTCTTCTGGAGCAGCTGCTTCTCACATTTCCTCAGATAGCCACTTTGTTCTTTCGAACTCATTACCGTAGAGCGTGTTTACGATACAAAGCTTTTTGACCATTCTTGGGTCTATAATGAACTGATGGTCCTTAGCAGCCTTAACTACCTCCGCTCTTGTCTCCATATTATCCAGAGCCAAGATAAGGATATCCATACCTTCAACGTGTTCTGGCAGGAATTTACTGTCGATAGCAGTAATCTCCTCATCAGCCATTAGGCTAACGTTCTGCTTTAAAGCCTCAACTTTCTTCATTCATATCTGCTTTTGAGAGAAGAATTGAGACGAACAATTATGAATTTCTACTTCGTCAAAATCTACTACAGTGATATTACTGCAGCCCATCTTGGCTAACGTGTACGCTGTCGTGGATCAGATACCACCAGCACCTACAATTAAAATCTTTTTGCTCCCGTGAGCTGTTGGGTCGAAGAGGTCCATACCTCTACTAAAGTTTCTTTCCATATTCGTATATTTTTTAAATTATAAAAAACTATCATAAGGTTTACTAAACCATTCATCATTATTAATTACGTCTTGTATAATATCACCAGTTGAAAAATCCCAATCATCCATAATGTTTCTATGATATACAAGAATTGGGGTTAGGAATTTATTTAGATGAGCTTTATGGAAAAGCTTTTGATCTTCTAATTTATAAAAAGTAATTACCAATTTATGCATATTCTCATCATCGTCATCATAATCATCATCCTGATTAATATCATATCATACATAAAGATCTTCTTGCCTCTTTATTTCCAAATCTTCGAAGAGCGATATAATTTCTTTTAAAGAAAAATCAGTTAGAGTACTGATAAAAATATCCTCAGTAGCTGCCTGATGAAACATAAATGACGGCATAGTTACTTGGTAATTTCTTTGGCCTTCAGGAAAGAAAACATTTTTGTAATTATTTTTCACCCGGTCTTCGAATAATCTCTTGTACATATCGACTAGATTTTTTATTGTACATTTAACTTTGTACACTCAGTTCATCGAGAACCTACCTTGATCAAAGCCAAATGATAAACTGATATCATATCCTAATTCGGTTTTCTCTAATCACAAAAAATCTCAGATATGTCTATACATACAGATATTGTATTCTTTATTTAGATTGTAATCCATATCGTGACTTGTTACTATTTAAATCTTCTAGACCTTCTCTGATGGAGGTCCACTAAGGTTTTATAAATCTCCTTGTAATCAGGCCCGAAGTTGTATGTGTTTATATATTGCGGTGTATCATAATCACTACCTGCGGAATAGAATACTCAAGGCTCATTTTTAGATCTTTCGATTACTTGGTCTACTTCTTTCAAGTATTCTCTCATCGCTTTGATATCTTTCTTCCAACCGCCTGAGTCAAATTCTAGGTTATACCCATCATCATTCACAGGGTCGATAAGATCTCTAGTGATATAACATTCAGATAGGTCTTTATCTTTTACAGTTCCGAGCCACTCATAAAAATACATAGCTAACTTCTCTAGCGCTTTCTTGTATCCGCTATCGAATGCGAAGATATACGTATTACTCAGCTCGTCGCTTTTGTAGAAAGCATACATATCAGTTATGTTTGCTGACTTATTTTTATAGTCCTTACTTAAGACGAACTCAGGATCTTTAATATCAAGGTCAGTCTCAATGTAGAGAATAGTTTTTGCCATTTCGCTTTGGGGTTATTAATTAAAAAGTATATCTGTCAATTTTATTCGCTAATGATATTGGATCATTTTCAAATTTATATAAAGTCACTAGATATTCGCATTCATCGTACTGTCACTTCTGATAGTATCAGTCTTCTCCTCTTGCCTTATCAACTATATCCTCGACTTCTTCTAGGTAACTAGTTACACCATCAACTAGATCTTCTACAGTCTCAAACTTATCTGAGTACAAATCACATTGCTTTACAATAGATCCTACTTTTAAACAATTGTTGATATTACAATTTGATAGATCTCTATCATAATATTCATTTAGCCAATCCAAAAAATATTTAGCTATCAATTTAGTAATTGAAAACTCTTCGCCTTTTTTCATAGCTACAAGATATTCATTGGGTTCATTATTATTATCGTAGAATTCAAAAGACTTATCTATCTTTGTATAATCTATAGTAAAAGTGTCGTCTTTTTTATTGAACTTTGGATCTTGTATTTCCATATCTGTTTTTACGTGAAAAAAGATTTCATCCTCATTCTTTTTAAAAGTAATTGGTGGTAATGGTATTCTCATCTTAGTAACTACAAAGAATAAAAATCTATATGTTTAATCAATGCCTCTACTTTCTCTCTAGGGAAGACACTCGTAGAGAAGTTTTGTATAAGAGATTCTTTTAGGTGATACGTTAAAGTATCCCCTTCTAACTTCTTGACTTCATTCACTCTTATTCAAAGATGGAAATCATCTCCCATAAGATTTAGATAGTAGAAACCATTTATATTGTTAATGTGAGTATAGATTTCGTCTATCTTATTTTTTGCTTCTGCCAAAGTACACCCATAAAAATTATAGTTAGTCGAGTCCCCAGCTTGGAACAATCTATACTTATGTACACTGTTAGAGATATCCTGTGGCTGTAGTTCTTGGATCCAGTCCTTTATATCTTTATATACCTCGACGAAGATAACAGGTAATGTCTCCTCGTTAACTATTGTTTGGCATACGTAATTATCACTTCATCAATGTATGGGATGGAAACTCATCCCCCATTTTATTCCCTCTTCGTAGAACGGGCTATCCGGTTTCTTGTGGAAATAAAATGTTCTTCTTCAAGTATCTTTAATCATTTAATAATGAGAACAAATAATAAAAAACAACCCCCTCACTTGGAGGGGGAGTTGGATTACTTACCCTGATGAACACCCTTCTTCTCGAATACGAGGATATCCCCGTCGTCGAGCAAGAAATGAAGTTCAGCAGTTTGCCCATTAATTGTAGGCAAAGTTTCTCTTGACAACTGAGCTGCGTCAATTGCCTGAGCTACTGTTGAATCAACGTCTAGCTCCACAGTCTTTTGTACTTCTCCAAGTCTCTGGATATAAACTTTGATTTTCCCGTTTTCTGTTGCTCTCATTGTGTGTATACATAAAGAATAAAAAAACAATACGGTAGACATAACTACCATATCAGAAACTCGTAGGTGGAAATGGAAAGGACCTAGAGCCTCTGATATGGTAACAATATCGTTACCATTGACGACCACATTGTATGCATTCGTCGTTTTCTTTTGGATTAAGTCCGCCGCAATAGTCGCACCTAATCCCCTGACCATAGTATGGATCATTAAAGTCTTCATAAATCTCTGGCTTTCAGTCAACATACTTTCTGATACCAGAGAAGAACATACCTCACTCATCAAACTCATAGAGTATAGAACTACAATGTTTTGATAATTCAGCGATTATATTATCACTTATCTGATTCCAAGCAGTAGTAAAATGGAGTGTTATGTTACCATCCCAGTCTCTATGAATATGATTACCAAAGGTTCACCACTTGGTTCACCAGTTTTCTATAGACCAGTAATACCAAGCGTCGTCTTTACCACTGGAGTCCATACTTTTCTTTATGTCCTTCGGCATAGGACATACGAAACTTTCTAATGGTATATCCTTATCTTGGATTTTATATAAGAAGTTACGTAGTTTTTTTGACGGTTGTACAAAAGTAATTGTACCGCTACAATAGTTTGCCATTTCCTTATTGTATAGAATTTAAAAGAACAAAACAGGGGACGTTAAGAATGAAGTTTTATGTCAATTTCATTTGTAGTTGTTGTGCTATATGTCCCCCTTTAAACAGAAGCCTGTTGGTGATTTAGGGTTAGAAGTCCGATCATTTGTAGTGCTGTAAGGCTTCTTGATTATTTATTTAATTCTTCTGTATCTCTCTCAGTCTAGTACACTCTTTACCATAGCTACTGGGTCGGTGATACCATTTAGTAGTCCGTTAAGAATTGCAACTGAGTATCAAGAC